CACATACTCCAGGCATCAGGGACGGTGCTTTCCAGGTAGGCACATTAAGCCAGCTAAAGCTAGACTATACGTCTGGTCCGTCTAGTTGGCTGAACACCAACGGTGTGGTATACGGGAATGGCAAACGCGCCCTGCTCAATATCATCGACGGGGCCTGGAGGAAATGAAATGGAGAAGCACATGGCGCAACGCTCGATGCTCGACCAGCCAAAAACTAACTGGGTTTGCCCGTGCGGAGCAAAAGTGTTTGAGATCTTGGTGTGTCCGAATTGCATCCACACACCACAGTCTCATATCGTTGGGTTCAAATGTATTGGATGCGACACGATTCACACAACGGATCTCGAAGGGTCTACCTTCGATGAAGAATTTGAGAACGTCGTCCATTGATTTGGATGGCCTCATATGGAGACAAGCCACCCGTGGCTAAAGTATCAACAAATTTCACTGTCTACGAAGTCGGGCGCTCAGACATAGCGACTCGACTTGAGATCCCGAACAAGCCTCCCCAATGGGTGCTTGAGAATGCAGCGCTAGTAGCAACGCATATCCTTGAGCCTGTTCGGGAGCACTTCGGTAAAGGATACCTTCCGAACTCCTGGTACCGCAGCGAGGAGTTTGAGCAGATACTGACTTGGGAGAAAGGCTTTCGCCGCTGGTGCGCTAGGCACAATAAAAACTGGATCACGAAGGCTGAACTGTACAAGAGGCCGAAGGCACTCGACTCATGGACTGAGTATTTCGATCGCAAGCAGCACCCCACGGGGAAGGCAGTGGACATCGAGATCGCAGGCGTGGACAATGACACGCTTTTCTTCTGGATTCGAGACAACCTGGGGTTCGACCAGCTCATTCGTGAGTTCCCGAACCCAGGCGATCCGGCTTCGGGCTGGGTCCATGTCTCGTGGTCCTGTGTACAAACGAATCGGCAGAGTTACTTCTCGTACCCGAGCTATGACAAATACGTCTGAATGGTGCTCACGAGCATCGGAGTGCATGAACGAACTGAGGATCGTACCTCGGATTGCGCTCGTGACGTACTTCGGCTTTGTCGGGTACGTGTCACTGTGGTTCATGGAGCTACCCGATCCCTCGGGTGTGCAGATGACCTTCGCAACTTTGATCGCGGGCTTACTCCCTGCAGTCATCGGGCTCTACCAGGGCTCCATCAAGATGGGACACGCAAATGCCAGCAATAGTTAACGAGACTCTCGCGATTGGAACGCATGTCTTCATGGTGAACCCAAGAGTTCAGACAAACATCGTTGTCGACTCGCTAGGGAGTGGAGGTACAGCAAGCGTTGACTTCACCTACGATGACAGGGGCGAGGACACCATCCTCTCGGGTGGCAACTTCGCTGCTGACGTAGCGAGTGCGGAGTGGGCTCCGGGTGGCACTGCGCGATCTGCTCAGACTCTGCGTGGACCAGTGACTGCTATCCGGTTCGTAGTGGCTGGGGGTACTGTCAGAGTTGTTGCTGATCGTGCTGGCAAAGTGCGAAAGATACTCTTCCCAGGAGGCGAGACTCACGTTGGTAATAAGATAGCTTGTGCGATGACCATGACGATTGCCGCGTCGGGACGACAGCTGGCTCCTGGTGTTGGCGCAGTGTCGATGAACATGGTGATTGCATCAGTAGGATTGAATTCGGTTCACCATGGTGCTGGGTCCATGCCGATGACGATGGCGCAGGCTGCGGGTGGAACAATCGATAAGACACACCATGGTGATAGCTCAGTGTCGATGAACATGACGCTCGCATCAGTGGGATCGAACCCGGTTCATCATGGTGATGGCGTACCAGCGATGACGATGGCATTAGCTGGAACATCTGCAGATCTTAAAGTCCATCACGGTACCGCAGCTATGCCCATGACGATGGCACTGGATGCAGACGGATCGAATCCAGTTCACCATGGTGACGGTGTACCGGCAATGAACATGGCGCTGGCCGGTGTAGGGCTGAACCCCACACAACATGGCATCGGTGCTCTAGCAATGGGTATGGCACTGGCTGCGACGGGAACAAACGAACCGGCTGGCGTAGTTTCTTTGGCTTCTGACTTCAATGAGGCTGTGCTCTTGGAAGATACGACTGGACCGCTTGTATCAGGACAGGCTGATGGACGTGTCTGTACGATCTCGTTCTGGTACAAAAACAACGCTAACCATTCTCATGACCAGGAAATAATTCGAATTCAGAATGGCTCCAGTCAGGCGGCGCTCAACGTACGGAATTCTTGGGCACGCTCCCAATCCCTTGTGGTTAATACGACTTCAAGCGGAAGTAACTCTTTGATCTCATGCGCATCGGCAAACAGCTCGGTTCAAGTCGCGGACGGATGGAACCACTTCATGTGTTCATTTGAAAATACCTTTCCTCTGGATTCAGTCGCACACGTAACTGGGTATTTTAATGGCGTGCTGCTCGTGCATGGTACTAACGGTGAGATTGTTAACCAGTCAATCCAAAATCTTGATATCGCATACAATGCTCGCGGCAAGGAAATTGTATCGGCTTCAAACGGATTCCCAAGCGCGAGTGGTTTCCTTGATGGACAGATATCAAATCTGTATGTGAATATTCAGGAGCGCCTCGACCTGACTATCCAAGCGAACCGAGAGAAGTTCTACTCAGCAACGGGCGGGAACACAGATCTCGGTTCGGATGGCTCGGCTCCAACTGGAAGTCAGCCCATCATCTTTGCTCCAGACGGTGACTTGAGAGTGAATGCCGGGTATGGTCCGAACCTCACCAAAATCTCAGGTACCATCACAGCTGTTGCAGGTCCTTAACGGAGAAATTCAATGACTGATCTAAGTAGAAACCGTGCCGTCGTTAACGACACTCTCGCAGTCGGCACTCATGTTTTCATGACCCCCGCTTACCGTGGCGCTCTCTACGGTGTGGTGGACACGTTGGGTCAAGGCGGCACCGCGCTTATCGAGTACACGTTCGATGATCGAGACAAGGATGTTATCCTTTCGGGTACGAACCCGGCAGGCGTCTTCGCTGCTGACGTGGCGAGCGCCGAGTGGAACCTCGGAGTCGTAGCGCGAGGCGCAGAGACCCTGGAGGGTCCGATCACAGCTATCAAGATCACGATAGCGGTCGGCACGGTCAGGGTAGTAGTGGCTCCGCACCCACTTTAGGGGCGGAAGTTAAAGTGAAGTGTGACGGAGGCCCCTGAGAGGCCCCAGGAGAGAGACGTGATACCAACGAAGCTCATCATAGCGGGGGTCGTGACCGTGCTGCTCCTGGCTGCAGGAGCGGCCATTTGGATGCACTACACGGGGCTGCTCAGCACCATTACGCAGCTTGAGACCGACAAGGCCCAGCTCCAGACCGCAGTCCAGCTCAAACAGGCCCAGATCGTGTCCCTGGAGGCCCAGGCCGCGTCTTCGAAGGAGCGGATGGAGGTAGTCCAGGCTGACTTCGCGGAGGCCAGGGCACAGGCTGAGCGCGTCAAGACGCTGTTCGCCAACCATGACTTCGACAGGCTCGCCAAGGCTAAGCCGGGGCTGATCTCGCGGAGAATGCAGAAGGCAACCGCCGCAGTATTTGCGGAGATTGAGGAGATTGGCAATGAAGAATTATAGCGTCGAGTTTCTCCTACAGGGCGGGGCCGGAAAGGCGTGGGCTCCCAACGTGGAGAATCCAGTGACAGCTACAAATCTAAAGAGCGTGCTGCAACAACTCGCTGATGGGATACCTGGAGACGGCATGGTCGAGTTCATCGGTGTTCGGGTAGAGCTGGTCGATGAATAGGTACCACACACTTCTCATGTTTTGTGTGGTAGCTCTCACCGGGTGTGGCTCTGCACCCGTCAAGCTAGACGTCAGTCAAGTCGTCAGGTTGGAGTGTGGTGCCGAGCCCAAAGTGGACCGGTTGCACATGCGAATCGTCAAGCCTTGGGTCATCGAGGACAACGCCGGCATCACTTGGATCGGGATCTCACCAGACCATTACGAGAATCTCAGCACCAACATCGCAAGTGTCAAGTCGCAACTCAAGCAGCGAGTGTCTGTCAACAAGTTCTATCGCAAGTGCATCGAGAGCTTCAATGCCCCGCAAGCTGACAGCACTTGAGTTCGCTGAACAGCTCAAGGTCCCGAACGTCACAACCCGAGTCCTTGGTGGCGCAACCCACGCGAGCGTCGGTTGGGCAATAGGCTGGGCCAAAACCCGCATACGACAGCTGTCGCAGCAGATTCGACGTTCGACAATTCAACGAGAACAAGATAAACAACGCACGCGTTTTGCAGACATCCTGACTTTCAAGGATGGTAGTCCTGTTAACTCTTCCCCGAACGAGAGTATACCTAAGAGTGTTGTCTTCGACCGTCGCTATTACTACGCTGTCAATGGGAAGAACGTCAACAGCATCGAGCTGTTCCTGAATGCCTACGTCGGTCTCTGGTCGATCACGATTCGTGCCATAGATGCAGTGGGGACTCCCGTCTTGTTCTTGATAACTGATGCAAGCGAACACGAAGCTATTGTCGGATCGGGAGAAAGTACGACAGAGTTTCCTGTCACTCGTGTGAATCTCTCGACTATTGAAGACGATGAAAGTCCGTTGATCAATGTTGTTCCTGTACGAGCGACAGCCTTGGGGAATCGTTTCACGTTTAGTACAACAGAGGAGACTGAGCTATCTGGCAAACAGGCTTGGAGAAATTTTGACGCTCGTAGACTCTACAAAGTTCTAAGCCCGTGGGTCAATATAAATGTAGCGGCGATTAAGAGCACTTTTATTTGGGTGTCTCCACCGGAGCTGGTGGCGATTACAGGAATGAAGTACCAAGCCACTTCAATGGTGCCTGTTTATTATGATCGTGCTAATGACAAAATAACTTTGTGGGTTGGAGAAAATGGTATCGGTGAGCCCGATCAACAATTCCGAAGTAGACTGCTTGATCCTAGTGGCAATCCAGGTGGTTCGTCATACGACGTACCAGTCATAAACATTGAAATAGCTGCTAGCTTTTTCTGGACAATCGATGTGGATGATTATTTGGTCAGTGGTGTCCCCGCTGGAGGACGTACGACACTCACTGATGTCAGCGCGGGGAGCCCACTCTCAGTAGACTGGGCACTAGAGGTTGGACTACTGACTGACCCTATCCCCACTGAAGATGGCGCGTTTGATTTTGTTAGTACTGATCAGCGTTTTGTCGACGGTGGGTTAACGACTATCAACTTCTCCATACGAGCGACCGGAGTAATCTCGGGGGGTATCGCCTCGTCAGTTCTCGTAGAAGTCAGTCCTTCATTTCTTATTGAGGGAGATTCTATACTCGCGGGGTTCACAAACGATCTGACAGGGAACCCTCCTATACTGTCGGACATGGGTCAACACTTCAATGTTACACGTAACAATGTCGCTCTCGGGTCCAACGCACTCTCAGAACAAGCCGGTAAATATGTAGATGCATCAAGCGCAGCTACAGAAAAACTCAAAGTCACTGTAACTGATAGCAACAAGGGTGGCTGGTCAGGCGCAAGTGGATACCCTTTCGGTACTCACTTCGCTGGACTAATTGCTTCGCGCTTGGCCCCGCCGGGTTTTGTTGATTTCCCAGCGTCGTTTGATTTTATTGAAAGTGACACGCATGCAGGTAGTCCACTAATTCGGCACGTATACAACACAAATCTTTACCTATATGAAGGCGTTCATGTTATCCACCGACGATTCGTACAACACGAGGGGTTCCTCAGAAACGGTAAAGCTTTTGTCGCACTAGAGGGAACTTCATATACAGAGAACGAAACAACAGCGGAGTGGAAAGTCTTCACATGGATTAACGGAATCATACAACCGTCGACACGTAGCTTTGATGCATCTATTACCCAGGATATCAAAGACCCGTCGCCTGGGAGCGTGCCTTATCAATTGAAAGTCGAGCAGTCGGGCGGGACTATATCTATGACTGATTTGTTTTCCAGAGATACCCCGGTGGACGTGGGTACGGGAGGAATTATTACAAAAAGTGTAACGCAACCTCCGCAATCTTTTTCATCAGCTCAACAGGGAATGCACACAATTCTTAGCACTGACAAAAAGTTTGATGACGGTTTTGGTAATGATATCTTTGGAGAGAATGTTGAGATCGATCCGATCTCTGGCTTTAAGCGGGTTACTCGACCTTCAGGCACCCTTCAACAAGCTCGGATCTTGGACGAGACCGGAGCAATCATCGCGGAGTATGTAGACGATAAAAATGCACGCAACGAGCAGTTCAATATTAGGGGTATACAAACATCATTCATCCAAGTTTTTAGTGATGTAGGTTTCGGTGTTCTTTCATTTAGTGAACCAGGAATTGAGTCTACGGATGTAGTGCTTGTTGATGGGAAATTCGATTTCCGTTTCATCGGGCAGGGGCTCAACTCGATGGCTAATGACAGCAGAATCTATATGAATGATATCGGGCTCACACCGGATAACGGTATCAGTATTCGTTGGATCGATGCAGTCGAGGATCAACACGGTCTCTTCATGGGACTTGTGAGTACTGACTTTGAAACGCTGCGAGATGAATGGGCTACTATCAATGCGGATGTCGAATCTACACCAGAACAAATCACTGCTGCGCGTGATGCAGCCGTGGCTGAGATCACTGTGTTATACAACAACTTCGCTAGTCTCGATTTTGTTCTTGCAGCAGCGAGCACTGGTTTGGGTATAGATGAGGGTGGGTTGCATCTCTATATCGTAGACAAACAAGTAGATATCTAGGCCCCATGCAATTCCTTTCGTAAAAAAAATTTTGACAATGGGCGTATTGGATGGGTTATACCCACCTACTATCGAGATCCTTAAAACTCTTCTTTCTTCATAACGTCACGCATCAATCGTTCGTACACACGCTCTCGTACACAGTCAGCAGGGACCGTGCCGCACAATTCATTGTGCTTCTCGGCGTAAGAGAACACCCTGACAGGTAAGTAATGTCCGAAGCCATCGTTCTCTAGTACCTCGGCCTGGACAATGAGGACTGAGATCTTGCCTCTCGTTTTATCCCTCATTGTGTAGTACTCGGTTCGACTTCGCTCTGAGAAGCGGAGCACTAGCTGCTTCTCCGTTGCTTCGTACTCTGCGATGGTAGTCTCTCCGAAGTTAGGCACTGGGGCTCCTCCCTACGGGCCATGCCGTATGGTTTATCGTGGCGTTCCAATTGTCAGCGAGTCGTACGCGTGCGATGTGGCAGTATCTCTGAGCATAGAAGTGGTTAGCAGTAAGAGGCTCACCCTTTGCAGACTGACAATAGTCACCAATGACGGCGAAGCAGGTGGGACAAATAACCCCTTCGATACGGTCGCGCTCATTCATAACCTCGCCTCGTGTCTGCGCATGTTCTCAATGTCTTTGTGTAGTTCGATGAACTGCGCTTGGTTGGTGTCATTGACGTAGTGGCCCTGGAGCCTGACCATATGGTCGATAGCTCGGGTGACTGCCTTCTTCAGATTCATGGTGACTGGTCTGAGAATCATCATGCCGTTGCACGGGTGCTCGTTCCACGAATCAGTCTTGCCGCACGTCTCGCCGGGGACCGTGTCCTTAGTGTCACCACACCGGTTACACTTAACTTCGCGTTTGGCTTTCTCGTAGTTCTCTTCTCTTTGTAGCTCTCGTGCAAAACTAAGACCGCTCATCTGTCAGCTCCTTGACCTTTGCGATGAGAACGTCGAGGACTTCTGCTAGTTCGACAACATCGCAGTAGCCTTTCTGTGGGTGATACACCTGACCCATAGTGACTACGGATACGCCTCCGCGCATGCTCGTGAGATCGGTATTCGCCATTGGACTGATTACTATATACATCTAAGTCTCCTGGTATTTGTGAAGTGTGTTTACCATAGGACTGTCCTGATCGGGATGTTTACTTCGGTTAGCATGTGCTGTGCAGTGATGCAGTTCAGCTTCCACAGCTCTCCCTTCCCTTCGAACTTGTCTCTCTCGGGACCTACGATACTCTTGATGCCCGCCTGGATGATGGCTCGCGCACAGTCAGTGCAGATACCGAAGCCTGGGTTGTGCCCCAAGTACAGGGTACAGCCTCGTGTCCCGCCGCGACCGGCAGCAGCTTGGTAGATAGCATTGCGTTCTGCGTGCTCTGTGATGTCGTACTTGAGCGGGCGTTCATGGTACTGAGGGTTTTCGTCATCGATGTCACGAGGGAAACCATTGAAGCCAGTCGCTACTAGCTCATGGTGTTCATTGACGATGACCGCTCCGCACTTAGTGCTTCGATCTTTGCTCTTCTTCGCGACCTCTTGGGCCAGCTTGATAAAGTAAACGTCCCAGCTAGTACTCATGTGTTGTCTCCAGGGACAGGTGAGAGCCCCAAGTTGTGACGTCCCTGCGCTGCATCAGGACCGGAGTTTAGAGTTTCCGCCTCCAGAATGTATCGGCGGGCCGTTTGGTGTCTCGTCTCCCCCGGCCACTTGTTCCCCACCCCCATTATCAGGTCGTGGTACAGATCCTTGAACTTCGTCAGGTCCTGCTTCAGCATCAGTATCTCTCGATACGTTGCGTTCGTCATTGCTTACCTCCGGTACTGAGTACTTGATGTACGTTTCGTAGATGATAGCGTTGGGCTCTCTGTCTGGAGACAGTGCGAGTAGATGCGGTGTGCCATTGATCACGCACGCAAGGCGTGGCTCGATATCAAGCACGTCGGTGTCGTTGTCCTTATCGCATTCACACAGCTGAATGGGGAAGGCGTGGACGTTTACGACTGAGACCACTTCACTTCTGTCTTCGCCAACAGGTTTGGTTGGGTTGATACGTTTGATGATGACTGGTACGAAAGGGAGATCCATCAGATCGCCTCCAAAATTTTGTAGAAATTTGAAAAGGGAGGGGACCCTATCGCTCAGTCACACCTGAGTCGTACGTGACACTTTCTAGCACCAGACCATAAGGTGAGGTAGAGGTCTGTCGAGAGGGTCCCCATTGTTCAAAGTGGAGCCCTGCCCTGAGTGTGCATCCTGGTGCAGCCACCGGAGGTACACGCAGGCAGAGGGCAGGGACTCCATAGATCTTAGCTCCGATCAGAACCTGCGTTCCAGGCAACGGAGTCATCAGTAGTCGATTCCTCGTCAGCCGGGACACCGCTCAGATCTTCACGCCAGCCGTCGCAGCGCTTGTTGCTGATACCAACCTCTTCGAAGGTGAGGCAGTACGCAGCGCTTGCTGCTTCGCGTCGATGGCTGCTGCTCTGAGTATTCTTCGCAGCGAGCCACAGTGCGCAGATCTTGGACAGCTCGGCGTTGGTTGCACCAACTGAGCCACTACCAAGTATCACCGAACCAGCCAAGCTGAAACCGTCCTGAATGTACAGGGGGCAATCAACCTTGACCTGATCGACGTTCACGTCGGGGCCAATAGCAGGAGCAGACGATGCTTCGTATGTGATGACCTTGTGGTCCTCGATCACAACCTGGGGGCCGACGTTCTTGACGATGCCGACCTGACCCTGGCCCTGGTAGTTGCTGCTGCTGACGTAGTTCTTGACGCTCGTCTGCTGCTGCGTGGTCAGAGAGTTGTAGTTGATGCCGATGCTTTTGGCATACGCCGCTGCATCCGCATCTGCTTTGGCGATACCAACACCGATACCGGTGCCACCTTCGCCGCCTTTGCCGCCTGCGCCACCCTTGTTGTTGGTGGTGACGCTGTTGTCGCTGCTACAGTCGGATAAGAACGACTTGTTGCAGTTGTTACCGGCCATCACGTTGCTCGACAGTGCAACGAGGGCTATGATCATGAGTAGCTTTTTCATAGTAGTTCCTTGTTTGAGGTTACTTACATGTACCGCTTTCCATGCACTCGATCATCTTGTTGGTTCGTACCCGATCGATCTGCACAGCCAGTGGATTCGTTGCGGCTGGAATATGGTTCACCACTTCCGGCCATTCTTTGACGAGCTTCTCAGTTGTCGTGCAGGCTCTGAGCTGCTCATTGATTTTGACAGTCAGCTTGTCCACGTCGTCTGAGAACTGGTCAAACTTGTCTGCGTACTTGATGAGTGCCTCGTACAGTTTTTTGTCGAGGTCTTGTCCTATGAGGCCGCCGGGTATCTCTCCCGTGGGTTCGGTCTTGGGTCCATGCATGCTGGCAGCATGGTTCCAACGACTTGGTTCGCACCCGAAGCTAGGACTGATAGACATCGTCGGGTGGTAATAGAACACATGATGGTCGTTGTTTTCTCCCAAACGCCTGAGTTCTACACGAATGCAAGCCGCGTTCTTTTGTAGGTAGCTGGGGAGTGCTAGGTACGCCTTTTTATGCACACCTAGGTAGTCGTCCCTGATTTTTATAGCCAGCGATTTTTCTTCCCGCTCTAGCCATGCAGCACGCACTCTGAAAGTGTGCTTGACGATAGCCTTCACAATTTGATCACGTATCGCGTTAGTCAATCTTGCCATGGTCTCTCCTAGTCGTTGAATGGTTTGTCACTGACCAGCTTCCAACCTTCTGCCTTGGCGTGCTTCTTAGCACCGGCTAGGTTCGCAGACCAGATGTGGTATGTCTTGCCATCCTTAGCGACCGCTGTCCACCTGGGCTGGCGTGATGTCGTGACGTACTGAGCCTTGCGTGTGATGTCGTTCCTACTCGCTGGCATTTTCAATGTCCAACAAGCGAGCGTTGATCTGCTCGGTGAGTACGTAGGCAAGCGCTTGCACTTGGCGCGAGAGTCCTGCTTCGAAAGGTTTTTGCTCAAGCTCGAGTTTTCGGTACACCTTCTTGGTTTGTTCAATCACGTCGCCGGGATCAATGTGTTCAAGATTCATTAGGCCAACTCCCTATGTAAATGGTGCGAGCAAGGTAGATCGGACTCGTGCTGTGCGTCTTCTTTCTGACGTCGTGAGCCCAAACCGGAAGGATGATGAGTCTTCTCTGCTTGCTCGTAAATCTTTTCAAGTAGACTCTAGCCTCGGAACGAGTTGGGATGACGTGCCAACCTGACGTGTACTTCGTTCCGTTGGTGCCGTCAGACACTATTCTTGCTTCGGCACGGAGCCAAGTGTTTCGCGCTAATCTCCGACTCCCTCTGTTACCGTGGAACAGGGTGAGTAGCTTGAAGTCTTTGATCTCTACGATTTTGAACCACATGCTATCTGCCCAGCTCCCCTATAAGTTTGTCGTACATGTCGAGGAACTTTTGTTCAGCGATTTCGGGAGGCCAGAAGCGAAGCTCGACGGGGAGCGGCTCGATAGCAGGGAACAGGTTGTGTGCATTGCGTACGTACACAGCTTCTGACTTCCTGATTCGATAGTCGAACGGCTTCACTGCTAGGTACATGTTGTAACGAATGTCGAACTTCTCGAAGATACGTGTCCGGAGATAGTCACCGTACACAGCCAGCTCGGGTACTAAGATTTTGAGCGGGGACGGGAAATCACCAGTAACATACTCCTCAGAGTCATGTAGCAACGCAGCGAGAGCAAGCTCAGCGCGTCCGTGTGGATCGTGGGATACGAGACCCCCCTCATTCTCATGCACGTAGTCAGCCAGGAGCCAACTGTGCTCAGCGACTGAGTAGTGCTCGCAGTTCATCGCGCCCAACCAGCGTCCCATCCTGGCTAGGTGATGCGCGATGTCTAGCATCAAGAAGTCTTTCTCATGAACGGAGGCGTAGTAGAAACGACGCCCTGAGTACAGCATCGTGTGTGCGTCACTGTTTACCCTTCCGGCGAGAGGGTTCACGGTAACTTGAGTGAGAGTCTTGTTCATACTGTTTGTCCCGTTGGATTCGTTTTACTTTGTCTACCCCGAACACAAAGATATCGAGGATAGACATTGCACTTTTCAGTCCCTTAATGATTTGATCGATTGGTACCACCCTTGTAACTCCAGCACTTGTTCGCGTGCATCATCAAGCGCATTGTGCGCAACCATCTCAGGGTTTTTCGGGATCTTAGGGTCCCGTATACCCACCAGCTTTGCCGCCACCTTGTACGACATCATGCAGCGGTAAGACCACCATGGTATCGGGAAGGTGTATCCGAAATCTGTGAACAGCGTCTCAAGTTTCGGACAATCGAAATGTACAGGCTTTGCCCAAAGTCCAGCGGGTTTAGCCTCTCCCGCCTCGTTAACGGCAGGCATGCAAAAGTCCTGCATGCGCTCGATGGCTCCTGCTAAGGTGTCAGGGGCATCTATCATCTCCTCATCGGGGATGAGTAATGCTTCTTGGACTTGCTTCGACTGCTTGAGCCACCATTGCAGTGTTCGCCCTTCAACTGTGCGTCCTGCACTGATCTGGATTTGCATTGGGAGTGGTGCATAGAACCAACGTCCAGGCTCTTTGAGTGTGCTCCAATCGTCCCGCTCTCTGATGTCGAACTTCACCATACCAACAGAGACAATGACTGCTCGGTTGGTGGGTGATGTATCAAGAGATTCGATGTCGAGCATGATGTTGGGGTAGTTCATAGCACTTTGACCTCTGCGATCCATTCGATGGGGAAGTTTGTGGCGATCTCTTTATACTTCTCGATTGCCTCGTCGGCTGACGATGCTTCGATGATCTCCTTATGGTGTCCCCAGTTCTTACGCCAAGCTTGAACCTCAAAGTGTTTTGTTTCAGTTGCGCGGCTCATTGGTTTATTTTCTCCGCAAGTACATCGATCTCAGGAACTGGGAGTCCCGAATGCTCCCCGCAGTTGGTGTAGATTAGATCGATATCCGTATCGACGTTGCCGTCCATCACTTCGTTTTGTAGTAAGCGAAGCCCCGCAAGTATGGCATCCCTCTCGGGGGGTGTTAGTTCAGATATTGAGTTCATGCTCTGGCTCCAGGTGTCCTTTGAAAACGAACTGGTTGTACCAGTCAGCTCCGTCAGTAGTTTCTTCGTGTTGTTTCATTGCCATGACGCGTGCCTCCGACACTGCCAGCCCTGGTGTCTCTGCCTCCACGTAGAAGAGGTAAGACACCTGGGGCCAAACGTCGGTGTCGATGTAGTCAGGCGGCATCAGTTGGACGGTGAACTTCATTCCAAGTGTCCCTCCCTCAGTAGCACAGGTTTAGTGAAGGCCCAGACACTTCCATCGCGTGCTAAGACGATGACGTCAGTCTCTCCCCTCACTATATAAACGGCGTTGATTGAGTCGAGTAGCGCGAAGAACTCAGACGCGAGCGAACCTGTCGCGTCTGAGACTCCGAGCTTGCTCATGGCGTTGGCGCTCATGCTGCGAGTGCGACCTCCTGCCACTGGCTCGGGACCAAGTCGATGACGTTGCCACCAAAGCGCTCCAGCTCAGTGACTCGGTCGTAGTCTGAGAGGTCACTGGCTGTACGTGTGACAGCGTTCGCCATTCCGTACTGTGACAGGTCACCCCCCTCGATCAGGTGCCGCAGGACGCTGCTCTGCTCGCCGTGAGTGAGGTTCAGACGGTTCCCCAGGACCTCGACAGCCTTGGGCACGTCGCCCTCGATCTTGTTCTGAGTCGCAATCTCCAGCTCCTTGACCCTCATAGCGAAGTCAGCGGCATCTGTAGCGGCCTTAACCACATCCCTGATGATGAGCCGCATTGCCTCTGCGCTCTTGTCTCTGGCCTCCTGAGTCAGCACAGCGTATGTCTCATCTGACATACCGTGACGGGCACCAACGTGGAACTTCTTGAGCATGGTGGCCGAGATCATGCCGTTGAGGCAGGACAGACGATAGATGAGAGGCTCGACACGTAGGCTTCCGCAACCAACTTCACTGTTGCTGATGACGATGCCTGCCTGGACCGGATCGTTGAGCCCCACTGACCCTTTGATTCGAGGGAACAGTGCTTTGATGTACATGCGTGTGTCGGTGACGCTCAGACTTTTGATCTGAATATCTGGTACGCATTGGAGGATGGGCAAGGCCGCGTTGGCGACGTCCCAGTTGTCCATGTCGATGCGGAACTTGTCCGAGAGGTATGCACGAGCTGTGCCATCGAGTACGCGGATCATACGGTTCTCAGGCTCACGGTCGAAGAGCGTTGTGACTACGTCAGCCAGAGTATCGGGATGATCGGTACGCAGTCGGTCGTAGAATTTCATAGGGATCTTGAGCTTCGTCGCGATCTGACCGTGCGCATGGTTGTTGATTTCGTAGCGAAGGTTGGGCTCGTTGGATCGAATCACTTCGAGCTTCAAGCCTTTCTCTTCACTGAAGCGTGGCAACTCCATCCCCAGCTGCTTTGTCGATGCAATCACGTCGACCTTGTTGAAGCGACTGTGCTCCATCTTGTGAGCGAAATTCTCGAGCGATAAGTCTTGTTTCATGGTATTTGAACTCCTTTGCATGCAATACGGACACGGTCACCCTTGATGACGCGTTGCCCGCTGATTGAGTATTTCCTAGTACGCCCTTGGAATAGAACGATGGCCCCTGTGCAAGGACCATCGGCATCGAGTGTTACTTGATCTTCGTACTCCCTATCACGCCCCTCGAAGAGCCACTGTCCAACTGTCATGATCTCTTCTGCTGCGTTGATGTAGAACACCTTGAAGAAATCCTGCGGTCCTTTTGATTCGAAAATCTTACGGACTTTCTCAGGTATGAGATCATCAGTGTTGGAGGAAGACGACGTGCTTGACTCGTCGGTCCCAACAGGCTCTACAGTCTCCACACTCATGCCCTTGGAGCGGAGCAGGGCAATGGTAGAGGGCTCGTTTGTTTCCATTTACTTTTGCTCTCCATGTATCTCTTGATGCACGAGGCGCAACGCCGCTAGTGTTAGCGAATGACTTGCTGCAGTGGCGTCTAGGTTCTCGAATAAGCGGATCGCTGACTTGGATAACGAGGTTTCTTGGGCATTCCGCGGTCGCCAGAAAACGCTTAACGAACTGCCTCTCGCGTGTCGGTATCCAGAAACGAATTGTCGGGAGAGCGCGGGCAATATCACATATTCTGGAGAGATGCTCGACGCTTTGGATGTCACCACTATCATGCCACCGAAAATGCGGACGCTTTCGACAGTAGTGTCCAATGACGACCACCATCGCATCCACCCACTGGGGGTGAGATACTCCAGCCAACCGTTTTTCCAGGGCGAGACGGACATTAGGTCTAGCGTAGTTCCCTTTGAAAGCGTAACACTTCTCACAAGTACTCCCCTTTATCTTACGCAGTTTGCTCCCCGTGATACAGGCTTGAGCTGGTGTGCTCGTACTGTATCCCGGCATCTTTGTTGTATTACTCAGACTGCCAGTTATTGATAACGCATGACTCAAAGACAACGTCGAAGATTGCGTCTGAGATGTCTTCGAGCGTCCAGATTCTAAGGTCACTAAGCGCGTGCTTGCGTGCCCAGCTTCCTTCCGTAAAGATAATGCCACCCTGATCGCCTCCTAAAATTACTGCGACTTCTATGTCGTTTTTGTGTGCTCGATCCACCCACCGTCTTTGCAGTGGTGTGAGTTTTGGTTTTTTGTTGATGAGGTCGATTGTTTTTGGGAATTTCCCGTCGACCCCCTTGTACTCTATGCGCAACGCACCTGTCGGTCCTTCGTAGTAGTAGTCAGGTGTCCCATTGCTGCCTATCATCCCCGTATAGCACTCCTTAAAGATTGTAGGAGCGAGGCGACGGTGGACCTTGTCGATGAACCGACGTTCAGGTCCTGCCATTGGCTCGCCTGATGTGCTTGCAGACGTGCCCGCGATGAACGAAGGACATGCATGTACAAGCTACAGTCAACTTCCCAATTGACGTGAGTTTGTACTGTGTTGAAGAGTCGGTCTCAGAGTCAACCAGTGAGTGCCCGATCTCAAGTGGCGGGAGCAGGGGTGGGCCACCGATAGAGTTGCCCAGCCTGTGAATCGCGTCCATTGTTTGGTCGAAGCTGTCTCCTTCAAAAGTTATTTTCATTTTGGCCCCGGAATTTTTGAAAAAATTGAAACGTAAATGAAGGGAAGGGGTGTTCTCTCCGTTAACTTGGCACCCCTCCCCTGCATCGTCTTACGAAGCTCTCGGACGTATGAAGGCCGAGACCTTGTCTTCCTGCTTCGTGATGGCTGCACGCGTCTTACTGACGGTGCGTTCGGCCTTCCCAAAGAAAGAAGTCGCGGTGCGAAGTGCGGAGCGAGCATCTTTCAGCTCGGTACGTTCTTCGCGTAGTTGACCTTTCAACTTGCTGAGTTCGGCCTTAGCGAAAGTCTTCTTCGCTTTGACTTCATCAGACGAAAGGATTTTGGACACTTGTCCCATTGGTACTCTCCTCTTGATCAAAAGAAACACGCTCCCCCTCGCGTCTCTGACGGTAACCATCAGCGCTAGGGGGGAACGCGACAATTGGAGCATCCTCTACTGCCCGCGAACGACGTAACCTGGGTCCAGGACTCCGTTGACGGGTTGAGCGAGGACTTTCCGCTTGCTAGTTAGACGCGGCGCGAACCAGCTGAACGACCACCTGTCTTCTTGGCGGTCTTCTTCGCTGTCTTCTTGTTCGTTTTGCGTCCGGTACTCGGCGTTGGAGTCTTCTTCTTCGGAGCGCTTGATGCCGGATCGGGCTCGACCAGAAGCATCTTCGTTGCTTCATCGCGCCTGCCCCAATGCATCTCTGCGTTCTCGTTCCAACCGACTCCCTTGAACAGAAGTTTCGGGTAACTGACGCCATCGTCAAAGCCGATTTCGGTCACGACCTGAACGGGGAGCGTCCCCTTACTCTGCAGTGTGGTAACGAAGCCATCGAAGTTACGCAGCGACGTTGGTGCCACTTCGATCTTCATGATGGCGTCTTCCTCGTCAACCGAGTCGGCAGCAACTACTGCCAACAGTCGATTGTTTTTGCATGCCTTGCCCTCGCCTACCTTGGCGGTGCCAAAGACGTCCATCGGACAATCGGAACATGCTTCGTCGTTTTGACGATTCGTGCTGTTGGGAGACGAGACCAGGAGTTTCGGGTTCTCGTTGTGCGCCCAGCAGTCGGGGGGAGTCGGACTCTTTTCGTCGTAATCCTCTTCCCACCAGAAGTTGGCACTGATCCAACCCAGGATGATGAACTGGAATGGTCCGTCCTCCTGGTGACCATCGGGGAACGTGAAGCGCTTGTTCTTCAAGCTGATCTTCTCGCCGCCCGCTTGGCCGATCTTGTCGCTGATCGCCTCCAGCGCTTTGTCCATCTCTGCCTGCGCATCCGCCGACAGTGCGATGGCTCCATTGCCTTTTTTCGCTAGCTTCTTAGCCATGTTGAGGTTCCTCACAAGTTACGTAGATTGAGTTTGTGCTTTTCGAATCCTGTAGCACCTGGGATCGGCTTACCACGACGCTCTTCCACTGCCTCGCGCCAAGCCTTAGCTGCTGGCCTCCGTTCCAACAGGTGGAAGGCTTTGTTCCGCGTGATGTACGCGTAGTACTTGTTCCAGTCGTTGATCTGTGGAACGGTTGTGATGCTGATTGACATCGTTGCAAACTCACCAGTCACTTTGCTGGTGCCCTCTTTGTTCATCCGCTCCAGAGCCGCCAGCTCTTTCTTGCCGTAAGCGTCTTTCTTTTTTTCGAGTTCAGTGTTCAAGCGTCGAATCTCTTCGCGCTCCAAATGGAGTTCGTCGGAGATAACTCCGAGTGTTTTTCGTGCCATTGATAAGTCCTCACTTATGAAAGGTAATTTTATAGGAAATCCCTCTCAGCAGCAATAGGGGGGAGGAGGGATGCGCTGCTGGAGGGTGGGGTATTACCCCTGAAATGGTTCGTACAGTGTGAGTGATTCCCAATCACCATCAAAGATCGCGTGTGCGAATCCATAGTGTACAGCCTGCTCTGCCGTAAGAAACGCATCTTCATGCAGTTGCATTTGATTGGTGAGCCAATCACGTTTCATCTGCTCCCCCCACCCTTTAGCTACACTGTGTTCACGGCCCATTGCTTTGACATAAATATCGAGCATGCGGTTTCGACTTTGAACCCACTGCTCATAGAACGTCTCGAACTGTGTGCCGGTACCTTCGAACGATACCGTCCCCTTATGAAACATGTAGCGAGTGCTCTCTGGCATCATCACAAAGTAGTCAGCTGCGAGAGGGATGAGTGACGACATCGAACGTGCTTCCCCGTAGTTCAGCACGGTGATGGGGCAGGGAGACATCTTGATGGCGTTGTAGATTGCCATCCCATGTGTCCAGCTGCCGCCGGGAGTGTTCAAGTGAACGAGGATGGGTGCGTCTTCATCTTCTTGTTGGAGGATGGACATGTTTTTGATGAAGCGGTTGGTTGTAACGTACTCGATGCCAGGGTCAACTGATGCATCGTGACTGTCGGCTCCTGCACCAACTTGATAGGTATGGTCACCGAGTAAGTAGAGCTGACGTCCCTCGATGTCAACACTCCACTCATGAAGATTGTGAACGGCGTCTGGAGCGTATGCGTCGTCTTCGCTCTCTTCCGCATCCTCGCAGACGAATTCTGGTCGTGTGATTTGGTTCATGGCTTTACATATTCCTTGCTGATGATGCCTTCACCTGCCATCGGTAAATCGCGGCACCAGTCGGGGGCTATCGCAAACTCCTTCTCGGCTATTCTCAAACACTTCTCAGCACTCCGCTTGGGGACGCAGAAGATACCTTCATCATGCACGATGTTCACTAGACGGTATTTGTCTGCGATCCGGAGTAGTTGTTCGCCTACGATGATGCGTGCAAGACACTGCACTACATTCTCTGTGAGCAAACCCCCATAGATCTTGTCTTTCTCGTTGTACTTCCATGCTCTGCGTGTGTACTCGCCGGTGTCGCCCTGCACCGTCTCTGTCCAGGGACGGAGGTTTGGGTACCGGAGATACATCTCATTCGGTAACCAGATCTTACCTTTCTCGAAGGTGAGCGGTCCATACTCAATCAACTCCCCTCCCTGCCAGAGAGTTGGTATAAGATTCTGCATGTTAGCCCATTGATCTCGAATCGCTGGGAACTTTGCTCTGTAAGCTGACACACACTCTTTGGCGCGGCTTAGCTCGATGGGCATCTTTGGACCCATGATGCCTGCGGCCACCGTGTACTGGAACTTCGGCCCGCCCATCTGGTACCCGAGACCCAGGATGCAGACCTTACCTAGGAATCGTTGGACCTTCGAGACTTGATCCACCGGGATACGGTAGACGTCATGTCCCGCAAAAAGTTTGTAAGGGTCAGCATTCTTGTCCCCGGCATCAAATCTTCTGAACTGGTCCAAGAGATCGAATTGTCCTGCGAGCCACGCATTGACTCGGGCTTCGATCTGAGCTGAGTCAATAACGATAAGCACGTAACCTGCTGGAGCGACAATGCAAGCTCGTAGGCGTCCGTCCCTTGGGTAATTTTGTGGGTTGTTCTTATCACCACCAGACCATCGGAGTGTATGCGCACCTCCATACTTAAGGAATAGTGGTAGTGCGGGCTCAGCATGAGAGATAAGTCGGGCGCTTCGAGTTTCAGCCAAATTCGAAGAGGCAGCTTGGCGTGCTCTAACCAAATCACGTACTCTTTGATCTGGGTGCATTTCGAGTTCTTGAAAGGCGAGGTCTGCTTTAGCAAAAGCGTATGTTGGTTTATGAGTTGTTGTAGATATTTTTTTAGGAGGCTCCACTCCTGCGTCTCGGAGTAGTTGAGCGAACGGTTCCCGCTTCGCCAAAATCGACTTCTCGATACCAACCTTCTTAAAAAGCCTTTTCTTGCGGGCGATTTCACGCTTGTGCTCCTGTCGTGCTTTGATGACATCAACTTGGAGGATAGGGTTCGCGTAGCAGTTGATGGTGTGGTGTATGAGATCGAGTTCGTCCTGGGGGTACTCTTCCAACATCAGTCGGAAGATTCTCCACATCTCTTCAACATCCTGCGCGCAGTAAGTCCCCAGTTGCTTGAGTAACTCCCTCGGCAGATCTCGGACTCCTTTCGTTGCCCCCAACACGTCCTGTATCTTGCCCCTTCCACCGTAATGTCGCGACAGTGTGTCGAGATCGTTGCGAATAGCGTTGCCGTGTAATGGGCGAGCCATCGACAGGGTGCAGTAGTAGTACGCTGGCACATGGCCGTAGTGGTGGCTAAGAATGAGCCCATCAAAGTTGGCGTTATGGGCAATAACAGCAGTGTCATCCCAGTCAATAGTATCGAGAATGCGAGCAATCGCATCACCGTGATACCACTTCGCGTGCTTTTGGCGGGACGTTTGGATTGAGACACACTGAGTTTTGAATCTTTCATCACGTACGTACTCCGTCATGGACGTCTTCACCTTACGCAGTGAGTAGTCCTGATCGTAGAAGGTCTCGAAGTCGAGTCCTATTGTGCGGCTGGGGATTCTCATATGGCTACTATGCTGTTCAATTTCCCGCCTTTTGGCTAGGATTCTGTCCATCTTCTTTGTAGAACGTCTTGGTCCACAGCACTTGGAGCACTGCGCGAAGCTCTTCGCTCTCCGTATTGGGAAGCTTAACTAGGACAGCATACCCTGCCTCCACTACCCTCGCAGTGGGTAGCTCTTCGAGTTCTTTTATGCGTGCAATTATTTTGTCATCTCGCTCAGTCATCTCTCCATCCCCGCGTCTTCATCGAGTAGACCATGCATTATGGCGAGGCGAAACAGTTCTCGGTCATCCATATCAATGATGCCGGGAGTTCCGCTCGTCAAAAGCTCCTTTAGGTAGCCTGGATCTTTCTGGCATTTCTCCAGCTGGCATGTGATGATTCTCAGCTTCATGCTCAGGGAGATTACCGAGCCTTCGCGCTCTGTGCCTTTGGACAATTCTGTATGCATTTTCAATCACCACTGCGATTCGGAACAGTACCCCTGCTACCAACGCTGTTACGTAAAGTTTCTGAACTATGTTCTTTACCATGTTGTTTTTCCGTAAACCTCCCCGGTGAATTTTCAGGTGGGAACACTTTCAACAAGTGCTTCACCTTCTCCTCTAGTCTGTCGTACATTCCCGCGATGTCTGGATGGGCTGGAGGCCGATCATCTTTGATGCAACCGACTTCGAAACCGTCAATGAGAATGGCAATGCAAGCGAGTGCATTACCAAGATGTGTAACACGCGTTGTTGGATCTTCCAGTTCTCCGTTCTCAAACTTTGCAATGTGTCGACGGAGTGCAGCAAGGTATACCGAAGTAAGGATTCCGCCAACTCTCCAGTTGTAGGCTCCATATTTTAGATGACCCTCCATCAGTGCGAGTGCCCCGTGGGCGACTGCGGTGTGTGGGAAAAGAGATAGATCGATTTTTGTTGTTGCGATTAGATCTTTTGGATTGGTTGGCTTCAGATCTGCAAGCACTTCCTCCCTCAAAATGAATGCGGGGATGGCATCCATCCCTACGGCCTCCCGCACTGTGTTCTCTGCATCCCGCAGTGTTTCAATCTGCTTTTGGAACTCAGGGTTCGCGACCACGTCAGCCTCGGTTACTTTATTGAGAGCATTTGAAGCGGCTTGGTTTCTCCTGTCCTGCTCCTCTGCTTTTAGATCAGCGAGATACTCCTTAAGGGGAATTGTATTTTTACTGTCGCCCATTCTCTTCTCCAAAGATTGCGTTGATAAGGGGGGAGTTGTCGTCGGTGCAGTGCAATGAGCGCCCACTTAAGTACGACAGCGCAGCAGAAGACACTGCTCCCAGGCCAATGAGCGTGACGAGTCCTCCTACGAATAAGATTGCCATTGCGACTTTGATACTGATGACCACTGCGACGACCATCACAGCGAGAGTGAGCAGGACGTACCGTACCTTCACTTCTTCCTCCCACACTTCGTACAGTAGAAGCGGGGAGGTTTGTTCTTTCGATACCGTGGGCGGAAGTTACATTTGTTCTTGCAACTCATTTGTCTCTCTCCTTCCTCAGAGTGGCTAGGAAGCTCTCCATGCGCTTGGTCTTGCGTATGAGGTTCCCGTACACACGCTGCTCTACGCGACAGCCCCGCGCTTCGACCAGGATGGTCTCTGTCTTGTGCTTCTGTCCCCCACGGTAGATACGGTGGATGAACTGCTTGAGGTAGTCGGCCTCATCGAACGGTGAGGAGATGATTGTTGCTCGCCCTCGCGTGAGTGTGAGTCCGTGCGCTCCCGTCTTAGGATGCATCGCAAGACACTGATACATCCCATCTTGATATTCCTCAATGATCTCTTCTCTTCGCTTGTCAGGAGTATTCCCATCCATAACTGCGTAAGAGATTCCTCGCTTGTCGAATTCAAGTTTGAGTTCTTCACGTTGGTGCTTCCAATTGAATGACACGACCGAGTGCTCTCGTGCCTCCACTAGGTCAGCAATGAGCGCGTAGCGACTACGGTCGATGATTTTGTAGGTTGGGTCACGACGCCTGTCCCTGTCGTCGTCCCCATATGCTGCTCCGCTTGCAATTTGTAGCAGCTTGCCTCTCAGAACTCCCTCGTTGATAGCGGATACCGAACCCTGTTCTTCGAGGATGATGATTGCTTTCTCCACCATCTCATCGTACGCACGCTTGAGCCCGAGTGGCATGTCGAAGTGAACCGTATACATGTGGTTCTTTGGGATGTCCATGCACTCGTCAAAGGCGTGACGTACCGAGAGCTTCGCAAGCTTTTTAGCGACGGCTGCTTCAGCCATCTCTTTGTCCACCCATTTCCCTCCGTATTTATTACCCTTGTAGTACTCACACACTATGTTGCGAAACGCAGTGAATGAGGTACCCAAGAGCTTACCGTTGTCCAACAGCATCATCTGATTCCACACATCAAGAACTGTGTTGGAGTTGGGCGTGCCGGTAAGACCGATACGGATTGGGAAGTGGTGTTTGATTTTTGATATCGCTCGACTGCGTCCACTCGTCCTGTGCTTGAACGCTGTGATCTCATCAATGAGTAGCGTGGGCTCCTTGCCGAAGCGCTTGAAGAACGATGGCTTCTGCTTGGCGAGCCACTTCACCGCGTCTGTGTTGGTGATGTAGATGTCAGCCTCGATGTTGAAGGCTTCCTCTCGGTTCTCAGCGCGAGCGATAACGATGGATAGGTTGAGCGGGAGAAATTTTCGTATGTCATCGAACCATGCTGACTTGAGCAGGGTCTTGGGTGCGATGATAATGAGACACCCTTTTCCTTTCCTCCTACGCCACAACCATACTTCCGCATGGGAGCGTGTCTTCCCTGTGCCTGGATCGGATGTGTCGTATACGATCTTTCGGCGCTTGCTGAATACTACTGTCTGCTTTTGATGCGACCAGAACGGCGCAATTTTACGTGCTGCCACGGGGGTTCCTCACTGCTTTGGCTTTACTGCTCGGCGTCGAGCAAGCACATTTTACCACGAGATTTGCTTTGTGGTCTACCATCCAGTAGTTGTGAGTCTGCCCCACGATCTTGACGGGAGCCCCCACAGAAGGCAGGTAACAGAAGACCCACTTACCCTTTTCCGGACATTGTCCTTTGGGGGCTGAATCGGTCGATTTCTTTCCAGTCATTTGCTGCCTCGATGTACTCCATCATTTCCAATGCCGCAGGCCACTCAGGATGCTTAGTGAGATCTGGAGACCGATCTACCCCTTCTGCCCGCTCGGTGTCCAAGCGAACTCGATCTGCATACAGCGTCAAAATTTTGTAGAAATTCTGAACCTCATCCGGGGTGTTCAGGGTCACTATCAGCTCCATCACTTTCGGCTGAGTCTTGTGCTTCATCGTTAACATTTCCATCTCCATCTGTGTGTTCCAGTTGCGGCTCGGTGACTTCACTCGGATCAGTGAGCAGTATGGCGACGGGCTCGATCTTCACAGTTCCCATCTCGATGCCGGGTTGGAAGATCGCAATTGTCATGACACGCTTGCCGGTAGGTACGTATATAGCCGGGATCAGTGTGATCTTGTGACTAATCCCCACGACGCCCTCGACTATTAACTGAGCGAGTGCAACTTCCTCTGGTTTATACTCAACACCAGGGAGAGGATTGAATTCATCAGGTAGATTGCTCATGTGTTCCTCTCGAATTTGATTTTGCCTTTCTCCATCAATAGCTCAAGTGCCCGCTGATACAACGGCATGCTCACGGAAGCTCTGATGAATGCTGATATGCCTGTTGGAGAGAAGTACTGGTAGTCTTCCTCCCCGTAGCGCAAGCAGACCTCTTGGCCGTAGTAGTCGTCAGGGTACACGTAGACGTCGATCCTCTCGTGCGGCGTTGGGTTCCCGTATGTGAAGGACCCCACGTAGCAGTCGTGTCCATGCGTGCAGTGATCTGTATGAAACGGTTCTCCCATCTTATCCCCCACAGAGTTTTCGTATGAACCAGCATGGCTTTGTTACGTGTTCCACTTTGACAATGACTCCCAAGGGTTTTTCCTCTTTGTCAGAAGTGAACTCGTACACAGGCTCCGTAAGATCGAGAATACGGTGCAGTGTCCAGTGTCCTTTCGGTATTCCTACCCCTGCCACCTCGTTTGCTGCTTCAGCAGTGTCGTAGCGTGACGCTTCTAATGGGCTCGTAACCCATGTGAAGCTGTTTTCTGAAGTTGAATACATATGTCCGGAATAGATTTTCGTGACCTTCATCCACAGGCCAGTTTCTCGTACCTTAACTATGTAGCGGTTCATCGTCTCTTCTCCACGCAAATTGTTCGTACCATATCGAACGTGTCCCTATCCCCATAGAACGCCCATCCATTATTCGCTTCGACTGCCCGCTTCTTACACGCAGCTGCGGTCAAGAGTCTGTCATCTGGAACCACGACTGTAGGTCCGTTGGTAAAGATAGTGATAAGAAGGAGGATAGTGTTAAGAGGAACGACGAGAGTCGGGTCCATATTCCTTTCCTCTTGCTCTTGCTCGTGAGCCGAAGCCGGTGATGTATCGTTTGATGGGTGTAGTACTAGGTGCTATAGAGCGGAGGTACGTGCGCTTGTGCATCCGGTACACCGCTCGTGTGCATTCAGGGTGTAGGGTGAAGTGATAGGTTTGTATGGGGACGGTGCCCATGGCTCCGTGGTATTTTTTGATCGTTCCCAGCTTGGGAACATAGAGATGGGGGCGCTTGCCAATTGTTTGCTTCATAGCAAGTTTGCGGATCGACTTGAGAACAGTGGTCTTGTTGCTCATCCGTCAGCCCTCTTTTTGCCCGGAACATAGGCGTCGTCGCCTTTGAAAGTTTTCTTCATGAGCATGTTCCCGTGTGGGTGGTAGATGACAACACCCTCCGGGTTCATGAATCCAGGTGCTGCGCGACTTCCTGTGCTACCCAAGAGAGTAAGTGCGGCGTTGATGGCTGGTGTGTCGAACACTTCAGCTGTGAGCAGTATAGGCACGACGTGACAGCACTCAGGCTTTGTCTCATCGTTCCAGCGGTGCGTGTTGAACAGCGAGAAGCGCTTGTCATTGATCCCGTAGTTGCGCTGGATGCCTTGGCCCCACCACTCTCCGTAGTGGCGTCCAGGTCCGAGTTTCTCTATGAGTTCATGCATGTTCGCTTCTGCCCACTTGTAAAAACCGAAGTGGTCTCCCTGCTTCGTTGCATCGAGCCAACGCTTGCGTGACCCCACGCGCATGATGGACCTGTTAGTGAAGATGTGCGGCTCTAGTTGGGGGGTACTCGGATCGAAGTCCGCTTCGAACTCTTCGTAGCTCTGGATGAGTAGCTGTCCGTTGCTGCCGTCGATCTTCTCAGTGATGACGATCGGGCGCGATAGGCGTGAGATTTTTGGGAATTCTTCAAACATCTCAGTGCTCCGTAAGTTTTTCTGCGTTCTTGAGGACTACGAGCCTTTCGGCTATAGCATCGGCCAGCAGCTCCGGGTACCGTGCATCGAGCATATTGATGTTGTTCTGGAACGCAGCGATCTTGTGCTTGCGGTCTTCTATCTGCTCCGCAGGTACCATCTCGCCATTCTCTTCTTTGACTCGCTCAAGAACATCGAAGCTGAGCATGCTCAATGTCTTCATGATGATTGCCATGTCGGCTTTGAACGCTTCATACATTTTTGTATGCTCCTTTCCGGTTGATGACGTTAAGGACTGTGGCCTGAGAAACGTGGAAGTGATCTGCGACACGTTGCAAGCTACACTTGGTGTGCTTGTACATCCAACGCACGCGATCTGCTTCCTCACTACCAAGTGCCCTCTTTCTGCCCGATTTTCTTCGCTCGCTCATAGGCAGTGGAGGGGGACGCATGTCGCGGTGGAATAGTTTGATCATCACATGCCTCCTGGGTGTCGTCGGGCGTAACGCTGTCGTGGAGCACTTTCCACAATGGCTTCTTGCGGATCGTAGAGTACTTGCGCACCCACATCGTCCGAGCGCTCATCGGATCTATCCACAAGTCGATTGCCATCGCAATCCCAACGACTGCTACCCCAAGTAGAACTAAACCGAGTGGTGACTCCATGGCACTCTCCGCTTTCTATTAGCATCTCGTACAGACCATCACCGTGCTTCAGCGCGACCCAGCCCTCAACGATTAAGATGAGGGCCAGGAGGCTGAAGGCGATGAGGTTGTTACTCACTGCAGGTTGGGCGGCATCTGCGCATCACCACAGGTGATGACGAGCTGACTGTAGTGGATACCATCCGTAGTGGCGACCTTCTTGAACAGGCATCCGTTGCTGCGCAGCTCGCGTAGTACGCCCACGATTTGGGCCTGCTTGATGCGCGGAACGGTCGGTGCTACCAACTTCGGAATCTTGGCCTCTTCGATGATGGGCGCAGGGGCCACATCAGCGACCTTGATGACGTCAGCTTGCACGAGCGTTCCGCCAGTTGCTTGCAGAGGCTCTTCGACTTTGCCGAAGCCGCTGCATGCCGTCATTGAAAGCGCCACGAGGGCGAGTAATACGTATTTCATCAGAGTTCTCCTTTGTCGATGGTGTATGGATAAACTACCGTCTCCTCGTCCCTAGCTGCAGGATTGTCCTCAAGCCACAGGTCAACTTCTTCTTGCGATGAGAACACACCGCAGAGTTGCTCCTGGTGATGAGTCTTGTATTTGTACATGAGGATGAAAACTTCTCTGGCTGGGCGTATCGTAGCGTCCCTGAGTCCAGCGACTGTCCCCCTCAATTGCTGGATGAGATTGAATTGTGCATCCGTTCGCTTATCTCGATCAGAGATCTCCCTGATTTGTTTCTCGATCACGCTATCCGCGTTGTCAAGGTGAACGCCTCGCTCATCGACTTGCGCTATTTTCGCATCGATGGTTTCGTCTTGCTTTATGATCGTTTGGGACTGCCTGTCGAGAATCTCGTCGAGCTTGTTGATGCGCTCATGCAGTTCGTCACGTATCTTGTTCCCCTGCTTGTTCTGGTACCGCAGAGAGTTTCCCTCGACTTCTAACTCGCTGATCTGCTTCCGCGTCTCCCCCATACGTAGGTGAGTGCAGTTCGCACTGAGTGCGTCGAACTTTGCTTTCAGCGCCCATTTCTCTGACTGCTCACCTAACATCGCTTTGCGATAACCTTCAGAGACTTCTGTCGAACGCTTTTTGTATCTTGTCAGCTCGTTTTGCAGCTCTTCCAGATCGGCCAGTGCTTTTTCTTTCTTATCGTTGTACTGTCTCATCAGTGTGAACTGTTCGAAGTTCTTATCCCTTAGCTCTTTGACCTGGGCATTGAACTCTCCGAGTTGATCTCGATACGTGTGTGCTTTCTGCGCCCAGTGATCGGAGTCAGATCGCAGCTGCTCGTTCGCCAACTCGAGGATTGTCTTGCCGAATCGAGCCTGGGCGCTCTCCTCGGTGAGTACCTCTTCGACGGGTCTTTGCTTAGAGTTTCCACTCGCAGTCCACCGTCCAGTCCGAGATCCTTCTGTACTGAAATCTTGGCCCTGCGCCGGTAGCTCACGATCAGTCACGCGAGGTTTGAATGACTCCACCCACGCTTCGAGATCGAGTACACGTTGCTGCAATGTTTTCTGAGTCATATCGAATTATCCTCGATCCAGTCCGCGATCTCGTCAAACGACATTCCCTTATCGTCGTTCATGTCCGCGAGTTCTGTTGCCGTGGACCTAGAGAGACCGACCACTGAGGAGAAAGTACCTGTTAGACACGCGAGTGAATAGTCATCATCGAACGCATGCTGTGCTTTGTCGTCCTCACTGCCCTCGATGTCCAGTAGAACACCTAAGCAACAGTAGCCGTGCTCTTCTCCAGCATTGGGACCGACTCTTAGATATGAGCTAACTTGCTCGTAGTCACCGCTGCGTAGCGCTTTGCACCATTGTGCTCTGAGTTCGGGTTTCATAAACTCTCTCCCTCTATGTAGTCCGCGATCTCCGCGAAAGATTCACCGTCATCGTTCATCTCAGCGAGATGGTTCCTGTCCGTTATCCGGAGGAAGTGCTTGTGGCACCACTCGTGACTCAGCATCGAAGCTGCGAAGCCCTCTTCCCACTCGTGAGTTTCTTTCTCGTCGTCAGTGCCTGCGATGTCCATCAGAACACCCAAGCAGCAGAATCCGTTGGCCTCCTCATCATCCACGTCATCTTGGACTTTGAGATACTGCTTTGTCTGGTCGTAGTTTCCACTACGCAGCGCATCGACCCACAATTTTTTGAGTTCCGGCGTCATGACTTTCTCCTGAATAGGAAGTAGGAAAGAAGGATCCCCCCTGGTGCGAACACCAGGAGGGCAAGTGTTACGACCTTAGCCGCGAGAACGAGACCCTTTCTTACGAGTGGTCTTCTTTCCGCTCTTACGTTTCGTCGCTGCGGGTGCAGCTCCAGGTTTCTTTTCGGCCCTGACAGCGACGTCACAGTGACCTGACCCACCATCCTCTTCGTGACGGTACGGGCAGTACTTGCATGCCTGTGAAGATGGGGAAGGTTTGAATACGACATCGCCTGTCATTTTCTCCATGCGCTTGTCCCACATGGGTTGGAACTTCAACCCTTGGGCTCGGGTGTACGTGACTGTCTTCACAATGTTCTGGTCGGAGTACCAGATCTCAGTGTGAACCTTCTTCAGCGTAGGGAATTTCCTAAATGAACTCACTGCGTAGAGCTGCAGCTGCTCACCATGCTTCACTTCGTTGCCGAAGATCTTGCCTGACTTCAGATCGATCGCACTCGCCTCGACGGGCTCTTTGAGCGTGCCCTTGAGTGCTTGGAATATGTCGAGCTTCACGCGCATCCAGATGTTGTCCCAGTCGTTCCATGCGACTGGTATCCAGTCCTGGTTGAAGCACCACATGTCTTCTGCTACGACCAAGTTATCTTCGAACGATGCACGAGCGTTTGTCATCTCGATGTCGAGACACTTCAGCTCAACGCAAAACTTGTCGGTGACGCCCCGTATATAGCTGTCCATTGAGTTGTGGATGCGGGTGCCACGATCATTGTGCCACTCGCGCTCTTTGGTTTCGGGGTTGATCGGACAGCCCTTATGGGGTGGGCCTCGATCAGGTTCGGGGATCTTCTTGCAGAATGCCAGCTCCCCTCGCCGGGCGCATTCTTCGTAGACGCTCAGACGGGAGAAACTCCCCGCCTCAATTGTTGCGGTAGTGTGTACCATCTCGACCCTCTCATTTAACTATATCTAACTCAGGCCGGGATTCTACACGAGCGTCTTTCATCAGTCTAGGTCCTCGTGCTCGATGTTCAGGCTGTCCCCTGCAAGCAGTGTTTTCAGATACCGCTTGCGGTCCCTGAGTGCCGTCTTGTTCGTGACGTGATCAGGGTGGTATTCATCACGCAACTGTTCGAACGCCATTCTATGCCCGGTGTCTTCATCTTCTCCACGGCATGCCTGCTGGTAGAGTACGTTCTCGATGCCAGCCCCCCTGCTCCCGAACAACGCTTTCGCTTGGTTCTCGGAGAGGCCGAAGTGCTCGGACAACTCGTCCCAATCGAAGTCTGCGAACATTTCATTCGCGTACTGTCGGGAGGTTTCTTTCCCGAAGCGATTGTCCGTATCGACCATCAGCTTGTACCAACCGGCGAGACACGCTTGAAAGCCGCAGTCGTACTTCTTCGTGACGGTGGCCCCGCAGCCTTTGCAGTCGCGTTTGCTGATGTACAAGTCCAGGTCGAAGATCGCGTCGGGAGCCTTTGGATTTTTGGCTCTCTTCTCTATCCACTTCGTGTAGTCGACGTGCATCATTTTCTCGACGTGAGGGATGACAGTGTTGAGCAGGTACTCTAAGTTACCTCGCTCTGTCTCCGAGAGTGGGAAGTCAGTCATGAGACTCTAGCTCCTCTGTGAATTTTTTGCGAAACCTAACAACTTGTTTGGTACCATCTTCCGTGAGTCCGTCATCATTCCAGTTGCGACTATTGTCATGGACATCCTGTATCTCAGCCCAGAAATTGATGCTGTGCCCACGGTACCTGGGCTCGAGGATTTCGTCGGCGCTATCCGGATTGGAGACGTGCCCAGCTTGGTAGAGATGGGACATGGCCCCTATGACTCCCATGCTCTCGTTACACTGCGCCTGGAGCGCGAGACGCCCCATGGGAGTGCAGCAACGAGAGAAGGCGCAGTATTGATCTTCCTTTCCCTCCACTTGTTTCACGTATACGCAGTCATCAGAGCGGCCAGTTGCGCGACGTGTGACGTCTTCGCTATAGAACGATGCGGTCTCGTTGAGAATTTCAAGCTTCGACAGATTCATCGGCGTGCTCCTTGATCATGTTGTCGAGGAATTGAACGCGGCATTCGAGTGCGGCTGCTGTTCCATCGAGAGAGTCTTCACATCCAGCACCAAGTGTGCGGAACAATGCCTCGGCTTGTTCGAAACTGATCTCGAAGTGCGCAGCAAGCTTGTTGAGGCAGTATCCCTGAAGCCCTTCAAAGTAAACGTCAGATGAACTCAGGAACTCATGCTTGCGTGCGAGCAGCACGTACCACCCCGCAAAACATCCTCGAAATCCGCACTCGTAGGCGGACGAGATCTTGTCGAGCTTCTCGTCATCATGGTTATTCACCATGTCGTAGTAGTCGTACCTTGCGAGATACGGGTCTTCTTCCATCTCGCCAGCAATGACACTGTGAACGATGTACTGGTCGAGATCGAAGACCGCGGTGTTCGCGCAAGCCTTGTTGTACTTCTCGGGCTCTTCGTAGTCGACATCGGGGAGATCTGCGAGGGTGGGCATCTTTTCGAGATGCGGAACCACCGTGTGACGTAAGAAATTGATACGCGCTGCGTGCATAGTAGTGCTCCTGATTGTGAATGATGTGGACGTCTCCCTCGTGCATTCGCTACTAACGAACGCATCGGTGTGGTCTTGGACACCACTTCCTCTCAGGTTCATTCCTGCCTCTACAGAAGGAGCGCCTAAGTTGATTAGCTTGTTGCCTCGCCCCAATACTTAGCGAGTGAGCTGGGAGTGCTGTTGTCCAGCATCCTGTCGAGCAGCTCGATGCGAACGGTCATCACCTGTTTGTGCGTGACACTGAGCACTCTGAGCGTGCAGTTGGCGCGTTCACTGGAAAAGTCTTCCAGGGTGACACCCATCAACTCCGAGAGACGGATGATCTCGTAGCCACTGCCAAATGAAGCGAACAGCCCTCTGGCTTCGTTGTGCGAGATGCCGAAGTGCTTCGCCAACCTGTCGTATCCGAACTCCTTGCGAGTCAGCCCGTCTTCGAGCAGCTCATCTTCGGTGAGCAGGCCATCCTTCTGCGAGAGTAGTGCGTACCACCCTGCAAAACAGCCACGGTACCCGCAGTCGTGCTTGGACGTGATCTTCTTGACGAACTTGTCCAGGGGAACTGTTGAGAGCGTGCCCTCCTGCTTTTCCCCATCATGGTCCGTGATCTGGAAGTACTGCAGATCGAACACTGCAACGTGAGTCTTTGAAGCTCCCCCATAGGTGTCGGGGAAGTCTTCCTTCTGAGGCATGGTGAGGATGTGATCGACAACGCGACTGCGTAAGTAACCTAAACGTGTCCTGTTCATAGTGCTGTTCCTGTGAATGGAGGGTAAGAGAATCAGTACCGCCCCCTACTAGGTCCCTCCACGCAGTCGCGAGCCACGCTTCAATGGGTCCATACTCGCAGGGGACTCGCGCAACCCGCGCAGGGACAAAGTGCCTGCCGATGAGGGATACGCTCTATGCTAGATCCGCCCTGGCCGCTACTTCAAATCAGCGCACCACCAGGACTCGCGCTCGGCACTCCGCAGGACGGGGACTAATGTCTCCCGCGCTAGAGTATGCTGTCCACGCTCAGAAAATGCGCTTCATCAGAGCAGGCTTGTCCTTTGTGGGCTCAATGACGAAGACGTGTGTGTAACGCAGTGCTACCCACGTTCTTGTGAAACCGATACCGAGTCTGTTTCCTCCTCGGAACCAACCGAAGTGTGAAGACCCTTCCCAGCCGTGATAGTGCGTGACACCAGTGATTACACGAGGGGGTGCGTTTCTACGGCCAAGAATGATGATCATGTTACTCTCCCGATGGTCTGTTCAACTCTTCCCTCATCTCTCGTAGTTCAGCCTCTTGCTGCTCCATCCGATTGCGACACGCTTTTAGCTCCAACTGTGTTTTGCTGACTAGCGCTGCGGCCTGCGTCAACATCTTGCGTACGTCCTCTACAGGGACTTCCTTGGGTGGAGGCGGAACGCGTGGGTCCTCGTTCTCGATGGTGCCCTGCGTTGTGAGCTGGAATGGATTGTTATCCTTAACCGTAGGTCTCTCAGATGTAAGTGTGTTGATCAGCTGCACATAAATGATGCTGACATCCTGCTCTTGGTTCTGCGCTACGTGCTCACGCCCTGCATCAGTTGCTTGGTCCTGCGTCTCAAAGCCAGGGTCCCACTGTGTGACTGCGAAGTATCCTGTTGTTCGCTTTTTCATCTCAGCCTCCGTTCTTTTTGCGATTGATCCACAACCAGACACAAGCTAAAGCTAACGACCACCACCATCCTATGGCGAAGCCGATTGCCACGCAGCACACTGCTTGGATGGTTGTACCTACCCAATCGATATCGCGTTTGAATTTCATGACTGTTCCTGCCTCTTCGGCTGCTTTGAAGAATGGATTCATAACCAAGCTCTCAGTATGGCTGTAAGTACAACGCCAGCTATGATGGTACACACGGCGCAAACGACACCGTCCCACCATGCGCAATTGACTTCGCTCTCGTGCATTGCTTCTACACTGGCCTTGATCTTCCTCTCCAGCTCCTCATTCGCTGCACGTATGCGAGCGGCATGATTGCACTCAACGCCTATAGGCAGATCTTCCATGGGTGGACTAGCCATTATCTCATCCCAAACGTCATGCCAGTTCACAGTAGTCTGGTGGTCTTCCATCCTTATGACGTTGTCCGCTTCGAACCCGTCGCGGGCACGCCTTTGATGTGGGCTCTTCGTTTCTGCAGCCATCGCTTCCACTCCCGTATGGTTTTGCCTTCAGCATGGAACGTGAGGCCCTTGATGCCGCGCATGACATCATCACCTATGCGCACAGCGCGTATCTCCATGCCGCGTTTACCTAAGAACTTGGTGAACTTGTGCGGCGTCTTAAAGGTGACACCACATATGTAGTAGAAGAGAACGGTGAGCATGTCTCGCGAGATATTAACCTTGTGGTCCAGCTCACTCATGATCTGGTTCAAGATCTCTGCATACGTGGGCGGATTGTCGAGACCTGTGTCGAGCGCCACTTTACCTGAGATCTCTCTATCTGGAGCATTGTCGACAAAGAACTGAGCATTACCTCGCCTGAGAGCATCGACAACTTCATCGGAAGAGTCTCTCGTAAGGTGCTGAAGCCTTGTTCGCTCAGCTGAATGGTACATCTCTCTAGCAAGTTGAAGATCAGCCGGTCTCCCAAGAAGGTATCCGGCAAACTTTTCCAACTCCCCAGGTAATCGATCTTCAATATCTGTAACTCTGAGGACAGTGCTGAGAGGAGCCTCTTGACGCGGCGCAATGAGGAAGCGTCTATCGGACGGATCCACTTCCATTGAATCGTGATGATTTGAGGCGAAGACGAAGTTGGCATGGTTATCTATGAGGTACTGATCTGTCCTCATCCTCCTGATTGCGACGTTGGCGTCGGTGATGAGCTGCTTGAGGTTAGAAAGGGCGGTGCTTGCTTTCGTGAGTTCAGAGATCCGAACTTCATCTACGAAAACTAGGAGGGCACGTTCCATGAACGCGTTGAACTCTTTCTCGAACACTGGGAGCGTCGTACGCGTGACGTAATCGAGTCCCAACAGCTTTGCCATGATCTCGTTAAAGTAAACTCCCTTCCCTGTGCCCTGAGTACCCGAGAGCAACCACGCAGTGCCAATGACTCTGCGATGCTGCACAATACAAGCATTCCAATTAAGAAACCGTTCGTATGCTTCATCATCGTCTCCTGTTACATGCTTGAGTACGCGTGCAATGGTCTTCGGCACACTTGAATACTTCTTAGCGAACATGAGAGGCGGGGGATTGTAGAGGTTGATCTTCTTCGCATCGGGATCGAGCTTGTATGTAGCGTCACTGAAGTCGAAGCCCACTGACCACCGCTCAAGGAACTCAGGAACCGGTACCGCGTATTCTTTGCAGAAGTCCTTTACCTGGACCCGTGCTCCGATATCCGCATACCCGAAGGTCCTTGTCGACGGTTCATATCTAAGTCCGAAGTAACCTCCGGTCTTGTCATTGATGCCGACGATTGTGTACCACCCATCTGGCGCTTGCTCATCCTCTGTTTTTGTTTTATCGACAGCATCCCCTTGTGTCTCATCCACGTCAGGATCAGTCCGGGCGACACTGCTGACAGCGCTGTCTCCAACTCCATCACTTTGTGCTCTATACTCTTGAGCAGCTCGATTTGCCTGTGCGTAATGCTGGGGAAAGACTTCTTCAATGAGCAGCCCCGGCTCGCTCTTGAAGTTTCGAAGCACACGGGGATTTCCATTTGGATAGTAGTACCCCCAAGAGTCTCCACCGTTAAGGTTGAGATAAGTGAAATGCGTACCGCGTCTTTCGCCGGTGATTTCGATGGTGTCTTTGACATTCTTCAATACCTCGACATCTTCAATGACTGTGGTGGCATCTGAGCGTCTAAGGCTCAGCCCCTCGGCTTTGCGTAGGATGTTGAGCTGCTTGAGACTGAGGCGTGCTATCTCACGCGTGTTGATCTCAGTGGCAAAGTCGTAGCTCAGAACAGCGTAGCGCTTCTTAACGAACTGAATTCGATCTCCCTTGAAAGAGTCTTTGACTCCTCGACCTAGCTGCGCAGGCGCTACGTAAATGAGTTTGTCGTTTTGGCAGGTAGTGATATCGAGAGGGTATTTGAGGGCAGCACCTGTGCGAGCTAGCTTGAGCTGGTCTCTGATTGCTGTGACCTCGAAGTTCATTCGTTGGAGCCAACGCTTGAGCACATCAGCCTTGGTCTCTTTAATGAGGAAGAATATGTGAGCACTGAGTCCCTTGTCGACTATGCCCATAGAGGATGAGTACTGAACGACGTGACTCGTGCTTCTGAATGCCTGGGGCAGTAATGCGAGGAACTGCTCGATGTCCTCTACACCCGTGATGCCGTCCAGGTCTAAACAGATCCATTCGGTGTCATCGCTGGGCTCTGTGCTCCCGGCTCTGGACTCGCTGTTGAGCTGCTTATGGCATGTGCCCTTAAGCAGGCAACCACCTTTGTCCGCGACCTTTTGGGACCAAGCGCCAAGCTCTTGGATGGTGCGAACCGTGTGCGTAATGGATTTGAATTTAAGGACATGAGGGTAGGATGAGACTTTAAGTTCCCCATCCTTTTTCGTGAATGCTTTCCCCAATCGTGTGCCGTCAGACGCAAATAATGCGGTGATATCGACCTTCATCTAGGACCTCATCAAGTGGCTAAAAACCGTAACAAACGGCTTAGTTTTTCTGGGCGTCGGAAGCAGATTCTAACATCATGCAAGGGGTGCATAAAGCTTTATTTGAGCCAGTCAAAACTGACCTTCTTGTTGTTGAACATGAATCAAAACGGTAACGCTGAATTAAGGCATATTCTTTAAGCATATCAATGATGTAACGATATATTGTTACAACTATAACTATAACAGTAATACACTATACATCATGCATGCTGGGTGCGAGTTTATGAAAGAGGCCCCCTATAGCTGGTATAGGGGGATCTTTTTGCTTCGTTACACAGGTCTCTTCTGATGGAGGCTCGTCGCGATCTCGGTCGGGTCCTCCAGGGAGGGACATGTGGACCAGATTGCGTTCGATAGCTCGGCTGTAGACATTAAAATTGTACTGCAAATAGCAGCAGTGCAGACGATCAGGACCATTCCTTTCAGCATGCCTGCCGTCCCGCCTCGATGAGCTTCTGAACCTGATGAATGACGACACCGGCAGCAGCTGCTGAGATCTGAGCACAGGATCGATTGGTTGTGACGATGTCCTCCATACCATATTCCAGAGTCTTGCAGTTGAAGAAGCGCACCATTTTGATGAGGGTGGGCTTGTCAGTGCATGTACGTGGCTTGAGGCCCACGCAGCCGCAGTGGAATCTGTAGAGCTTCATGGCTGAAAATCCTTCTTTGGGTTGAGGCGAATCTTGTGCCCGGTTGCTGGGTTGTACTCATAGACCTTGAGATGGGAGGGCATCACTATGTAGCGCTGTAGGTTGCCCTTCGGATCGAGTCGGTTCTCGATGTGCGAACGCATGCTCCCATGATAAGCGTTGATGACCTGAACCTTGTCCAGAGACCAAGCCATCGTCATGCCAAACGATTTGAGTTCGTAGAAGCACATACCCTGTTGGAGAGCGATCTTGCGATCATCGATCTCGATCTTGTTGTGGCATCTGGTGAAGCCCTCGACTCGCATGCGCTCCCACTCTTGCTTCTTACGCCGTAGCTCACGGTGATGAAGCTTGTGCTTGGGAGTCTGGTCGATCTTGACAGTAGGCATTCCTGCTGGCTCAGTCATGATGATATTCCTGTTCGTGGATCTTGCGTTCAATTGTACGGGTGATTACTGCAACCGCACGCATGCGACTGTCGCTAGCAGTGCGCTCATAAGCGGTGTCAACAGCACTGGGTCTATCATCGAGACAAGTTTCGAGTACCCAATGACTGCCTTTCATTACGAGAATGATGTGTCTGTTCATGCTGGTACCTCCATTGGGAGGAACAAATACTTGCTCACCCATAACAGGAGTGAGAGTGCGATGCCTCCAATGGCTGCTGTCATGCTTCCGCTGAATGTGCCTGCGAGCATGTACATCATTGTGCCTGTGAATACGACATCAACGTACGCGTGGTTGCGTAGCAGTGTGTCGCGGAATGGGACTGACATTACGAGTATATAGAATACCAATGCAGTCGCTGCGCCCGGAAGCGCGAACTCAATTATCGTTTCCAATTTGCTCTCCTCGTTTGCGTAGATTAGCACTACTGCCAATAAGTACAATAGCGATGTATCCGAATACCACTTCAGACACTCCCTTCATGAATAGGCTCCAGCTGAATTTGCATGCCCAGTCATCAGTCTTCCAACGACACTGGTTGTAGAACATGTCTACTGGTTCCATCATCTGTATGGCATCGCCCACGATCACCACGATAATGATCAGAGGGATGTAGAGAAAGCATTTATCAGAGAAGGACATTTGCGCCTCCGCACATTAGGAAGGTGACAAGGAGGATGGTAGCCCCACTGATCGCGAGGCTGAGTCTGTCTTGAGTGTTCATAGCCCATGGACTCCTGGCCCTGCGGCGTGGGACCAAAGCAGAAAAAAGGCGAGACACAGCCAGGGTGGCAGCTGTGCCTCGCCAACGGGGAAAACCTAAGCGGCGAAGTGAAGACCGGTCGTCCAGTCGAGCATCGTCTTCGACACGGTGATGAGCTTCACGTTCGTGATGTGCAGGTCGGTCGCAGCCTGCTGGCCGTAGTCGAGGTACTGACCCATCAGCAGTCCGAACTGCTCGGGGGTCATGCGCCACGGCTTGGGAGAGCTTGCGCATGCCTCAACGGCATCCTTACTCTCTTTGAGACCAGCGCCGGTTGCGGCACGCACTGCCTTGATGGCAGAGATCTTTCGACCGTCGTCCACCCATTCACAGGTGAACTCGATGTACTTCGTAGACATGATGGTGACCTCCTGGTCATGTGATGAGCGGATGCTCACTTACCTACTCCATCGTTGATGAGGCAGGTAAGTGAGCACGTCCTTGTGCTCAGGGATTACTCCGTTATACGCCGCAGTCGACGGACTTGGCGGCATTGCGCATACGAACCTTGGCAGCGACGGCTTTGTTGTCGTCGTTGGTTTTGTTCGTCGAGTTGCGCAGACGCTGCTTCGTGTCCAGGTCCTGGTACATCTGCTCCTGCGTCAGGTCGTCGGCAGAGTAGCCAGCGCCCTTCAACAGGTTGATGACCAGGGTGTTCTTCTGGATGAACTCGGCATTACGCAAGATGTTCGCGTACTGCTTGCCGGTGATTCCACGCGAATCATCGTTCCGAGTGTAGCCAGCCGGGTGTAACTCCCGATTGAACACGAACTCGTCCGGGTTGGACGCCACGCCGGGGGCGATTTCGAACACGTCCTCGAACGAGGGCAGAGTGCCGAATTCACCAAGCATCATCGCAATCCAATACAGGTTGCTCGCGTTGGCCTCCTTCAGCAGGACGGACTGCTCGGTGCAGTGCGCGTGAAAGTTGACATCGATGAAGAGGATGCCAATGGTAGCAGGCGAACGAGCGTTCAGCTGCGGCAGGTTGCCGATGTCTTCGGCGTTGGTGGGCTCGGGTGCATCGTTGGGCTTGTCAGTATTCTTACTCACGTTTAAGTACTCCTCAATTGATAAAAGAACGCCCGTCTCCTCCTGATAATCCTCAATTGCTTGAAGTATCTCAGTTGGTTCAAGGCGTGAGTCAGGCGTTACAGCCGCCATAAGCTGTGGATCTGTGTTGAATTCCACAAGACCCTCCTACGTAATGGGCGTCCATGCCCTGGTACATCCTTCACAACACACAGTGCGCATCGTTCGCCGTCTCTTAGGCGAGCGATGTCTTAGTGACGTGCCTCGTAGAGTTCGATGTCGATCTCCACGTTCTCAAGCATCTCGTACGCGTGGTCGCTGGGCTCGTTAGCACAGAGCACCAGTTCCAATGCGGCTTCGGCTTTCGCGAGCTTGGCTTCTAGCTGCTCGATGGTTTCCTGGGCCTCACATAATGAGACCAACGCGTTGTCCCTGAAGGACTGCATCTGACTGTACGCACTCATGGGCATTTCCTTGTAGGTTGATGAATATCAGTAGGATAGGGTCAGGCAAGGCAAGCGTGCCCTACCTGACCCCGGCGCGGGGAGCCGAGTGCCTAGTCCTTGGCAGTCCAACCCGGTCCCGCTTTGACGCTGACGTCGGGGAGCAAGTCCCAAGCGCCGAGTGCTACGTTCGCAGTTGCGTCGAAGCATGTGGTGAAGAACTCAGCTATGTCCTCACAGACATTGGTGCTGGGCGCTTCGGGCTTAGCAGTCTTGGTCTTTGCAGTCATGGTATGTACTCCAGTGGTTAAGGGACAATCGCACTAAGCTAGGGCACTGTACTTACGTACAGCACCCTTGGCGCTCAGTGCTTGGCAGCACCTCTGTCGAGTGCAGCCTGCATGCCCGGTCCTACCGTGCGCTTGGCCTTGGGCTTGGTGCCCTGCCCTTCGAGCTTGGCTATGCGTGCAGCCTGCACCTTGCAGAAGATAGCGGCTGTGTCCATGCGGTGCATGAGGCCCTGTATGATCTTGTCTTGGGCTGCAACGACGTCGGCTAGCTGAGCTACGGTGATCTTAGCCATGGTATATACTCCAATGTGGCTGGGTGGCGAGCACCAGTTGTTGGTACTCATCTCGCAACACCCGGTGCTTCGCGTTGTGTGCTCTTGCACAACGCGAGGGATGCTGAGAGAGAAGAGGGACCCAATGCCAACTCCGAATCCGAAGTGGGGTCCCGGCGCTCAGTTCCCCAAGGGGGAGCAGTGCGCGTGGTACCCGATCCTTTTTGAAAAGTTTTCGCGTTATTATTTTTCAGAATTTTATAACGCATTCGTTATTTTGTAGGTGCAGTCGACCTACTTGACCCCGGTTTCCGGAAACTCGGGGACAACCGTTACCGGGAACGCGCAACAATGCGCAAAGCACTGAATTCTCAGAAATTGTGCATCATCACGTTGGATGTGAGGATTAAATGCACAAAGGATTAGTTTTCAATACTTTACGCGTTCAAAAACGCAAAGCGCGTAGAACTGTATGCAATTTGCGTATCCAATTTGGAATTTCAGTATTTTGTTGCCTTCATGAGCCCCTAAAGCCGGTTAAGGTGCCTTTAAGAGCACATTTCGCTTGACAGCCCCCCTACAAGAGCATGCTAGACTCAAATCTGAGTAGCTCTCCTCACGGTTGCTCGGCGTCCGAAGCCCTGGCTGATTTGCCCCCCTTATCAGTCAGGGCTTCACTTTATCCCCCAAACGTACCCCAAAGCATACGCTTGCAGTTGATTTCTGCGTATGCGAGGGAGTATTCTCCGCGTCGTAACTGTCTGAGTAACCACAACCCTTTGGCCCGAGGACGCCATGAAACGAGATCCGGTGAAGGTCCAGCTGTTCATCGAGAACGCTGGCATGGGAAAGTCTCCACAGACCGCTGCGCGGGCTGCGGGCTATTCCAATCCTGGCCGCGAGGGACGGGCACTGATGAAAATCCCCGCAGTCCTGCATGCGATCAAGACAATTCAGCTCGAAAACCGCAAGAACTCAGCCCTGAGTCGCAAAGACGTCATGGAGAACCTGATTGACGCCTTCGCTTTGGCGAGAACGCTCTCAGACCCACAGGCCATGATCCGAGCGATGTCCGAAGTGAACCGCATGTCTGGTTACTACGCTCCTGAGAAGAAAATCATCGAGCTGCAGGAGGGAGCCAAGCGCTTAGAGGCCGAAGTCGAAGCCTTCACGAAGCAGGAACTGCTCGAAATGCTCGTGAAGGAAGAAGAGACTCCGTTCTTGGAGGCGCAGAAGCAAGAGGATGGGAGTTTTGTCGTTGAGGAAGAGGCGGCATGAAGAAAGGGGAGAAACTCGTAGCGAAACCATACCTTTGCAGGACATGTGGTAAGACAAAACCGAAAAAGCAGTTCGGTCTACGGGCACAGACCAAAAACGAACAGAAAGTATTAGGTCTTGCACCGACAACGAAGGTTAGCAGGAGCGTGTGTCTGGTTTGTGAGGCCGCAGACGAGAAGGAGGAGCTTGAAGCGGCTGTTGCAGACAACGTGCGGATAAAAACTATGCGCCATGCGCGTAGAACTCTTGCAAAGGCTGAAGCGAAGAAGGAGAAGAAGGCCGAAAAGCGCGAAAAACAGATTCACGGCGTGAAAGAGGAGTTGTTAGAGCGCCAACTCGCGAGAAAGAGTCTTTTGCAGTTCCTCAAGCGGTTTTATCCGCGATATATCGCCGGTTGGGTCCATGTCGACATCTGTAACCGGCTTGAGCGCTTTATGGAGGACGTCGTCGCCGGGAAGAACCCTCGATTGATGTTATTCATGCCTCCACGGCACGGAAAGTCGATTATTGCGTCACAGCACTTCCCTGCATGGGTGTTGGGGCAGCATCCCGAGTTCGAAATCATCGCAGCGAGCTACGGCTCTTCTCTCCCGATCAAATTCTCGCGTTACGTCCGTGCGTTGTTGCGAGATCCGAAGTACCAGAAGATATTCCCCGACACTGTGCTCGACAAAGAGAACGAGAATGTTGAAGGGTGGGGTACGACTGATGGTGGTGGGTACATCCCGGCTGGTGTCGGTGGTGGTATCACGGGTAAGGGCGCGCACATCCTGATCATTGATGATCCGGTCAAGGACGCGGAGGAAGCTGACTCGGAGACTACACGCGAGTCAGTATGGGATTGGTACGGTTCAACTGCGTACACCCGGCTCGCACCGCTCAGTGGTGTGCTCGTTATTCAAACGCGTTGGCACGATGACGACCTGAGTGGTCGACTCATTCAGCAGATGCGTGATGCGTACAAGGAACTCGAGAATTTGGACCGCGAAGTTACTGAGCAGCTTAATCGCGAGTTGGACGACGGAGAGATCGACAATGTTAAGTACACGATGTGCATCGCAGACCTCGCAAAAGACATACGTCAGAAAAGATCTGAAATTGATTCGTGGGAGATCGTGTCGTATCCGGCAGAAGCGGAGTATGACGAGTATCAGGACGATAGGGGTAATATCCTATTCGTGGATCCAGAGTCGGGGATGCCGGTACAGGACGTCATTGATTTCGACAAGTCAGCGGCGCGGCTACTTCGTCATAAGGGAGATGCACTTCATCCAGCCCGCTACCCATCAGATCGCCTTAAGAAAATCAAAAACGCGCTTCAATCGAGACACTGGCATGCCCTCTACCAGCAGAACCCGGTTCCGGAGGAGGGGCAGTACTTCAAGAAAGAGATGTTTCGTTACCGAAAGGGCATGCTTGACGTTCGGAACCTCCCGATTGCCATGGCGTGGGACTTGGCAATTGGCAAAAAGCAGACGAACGACTGGACGGTCGGTATCGTTGGCGCAATCGATTATGAAGGGAATATTCAGATCATCGATCAGTTGAGAGGTCGATGGGACACGAACGAGATTGCGCGGAACATCATCATGACCTACTCCAAATATCGCAGTATGACCGACCAAATGTGCCTTGTCGGTATCGAGCGCGGCCAGTTGGAGTTGGCTATTCGTCCAGAGCTGAACAGGCTTTCGAACGAGCTTCGGATCTTCCCAGCGTATGATAATGAACTCAAGCCATTGACTGATAAGCTGATTCGCGCTCGTCCCCTGCAGGGTTTTATGCAGGGAGGGAAGCTCGTCCTGGCTGACGTGGAACTGAATCCATGGGTGGAAATCCTAGTCCATGAGCTGTTACGATTCCCGAATGGTACTTTCGATGATTGCGTGGATGCCTTAGCATGGCTGGCTCGCATGGTGGAGCGCAACTTCTCCAAGCCGAGAAGGCTTGATCCAGAGAGGCGTCGGCGCAAGAAGGAAGGTGAGATGACAGTTGCAGAGCGGATGAAAGAGGCGTACAGGAAACAAGGCGGCGGACGGGACCCGATGGCAGCATGAGCATTCAATCACGTATCAACTGGCTTCTCGTGGGTTTTCTCGCTGTCATGGTTATCGTCGGTGTTCTCATTTACTTCGGCGTAGGAGATGTATGGTAATGGCACAACCATCTGATGAACAATTGAAGGGCGCTATCAAGCGCGGTGAACGCGCAGGCAAAGGGCTTCGTGAGTTTCTCATAGGTCGTCCTGAGAAGAAGTTGAAAGCGCGAGACCTAAAGAAAGCCAAGCGCAAGGTCAAGGTGACCTTCAACAGTCCGAAGACTACGAAAATCACGTACTAGCACGATAAGCTAATAATCGTACAGCACGATAAACTAATTTAGGTACAAGCGCATGGCTAAGCATGACGACAGGAAACGGATCAAGCGGAAGGTAATCGAAGTCAGCCCTGGGAAGTTTGTCAAGGCAGGGGGTGCGCTCGATACGAGTAGTGGAGAAGGCAAGGCGCGGCTTCGTGATAAACGTGTCGCGGCAGCGAGAAAGAAAATCACGGGTGATTTGAAGACGCGTGTTGTCGCGCTTCAGAAGAAAACCCCTGGTGCTCGTAAGGGTGAGTTGAGTCTTCAGAAGGACACCGCGCCTAAGCAGGACGCGATCAAGAACGAGCCTACACAGCGCGGACTCAAGAAAGCATTCGAAGGTGCTGCTGCAGCGCGTGCAGAAGCAAAGAAAAAGATCAAGACAAAAGGTACATAATCATGGCAGGACTAGCACAAAGGTTGAGGGACGCGTTCCTAAAGCCAGCACAGAAGAAGTTCAAGAAGCGGCTTGTAGGCTTGGAAAAACGGTCGACAACTCCGGGTCAAGCGGAGAAGGTTGTTGTTCGTCCGGACAGACCAGTCAAAAAGTAGGTAGCCCCCATGCCCAAAGATGTAACAAAAGCAGAAGAGAACTGGAACCGGTACACGTTTGCCCGCGACAACGGGCATCTCGACTTCGTTCGGAAGGCAAACATCTGCGAACAGTACTTCTACGGAAATCAGTGGAGAGAAGAGACCCGGCGACTGCTAGAACAGCAGATGAAGCCTGTGGTCACGATCAACAAAGTTTTTTCATCTCTGCTTGTTGTGATGGGCGAGATGCTACAGGTACAAGGCGATGTCTCGTTCCAACCAACCGCATCCGGCAACCAAGAGACTGCTGATGCTCTCACGAAGATATACAGGTCTATTCTTCGGAGCAACAACTATCAAGTTCGCGAAGCGGAAGTTTTTGACTCCGGTATCATCCGCAGTCGCGGCTTTTTCGACATTCGACTTACATTCAACGACCACCTACAGGGCGAAGTCAAGATTACGAGCGCCAACTCGAAGAATGTAGTCATCGATCCCGATGCATCACAGTATGATCCTGAAACGTGGAACGAAGTCTTTTATACGAAGTGGATGACAGCGAACGACATCAAGACCGAATATAACGAAGCAGATGGGGAACAACTATCGCAAAAAGATCCCCGAGACTTTCGTTTCGGTGTTGACTCAGCCGATTCGCTCATGAATACCTTCGGCGGCGCTACTCGCGTAGGAAGGAACCGTTCCGCGTTTCTTCATCCTTCATATTTCCCTCAGTCGCGCACTGCGTACGATTCGAAAGTCAGACGCATCATTCGCGTGATCGAGCGCCAATATCGCGACCTCGACAAGGTCGATCACTTCGTAGATCGGGATACGGGTGATATGCGCCCGATCCCCGATAGTTGGGATGAGGAGCGCATCAAAGAGGTCATACAAGCGTACGACTTCCTGGTACTGCCCAAGAAGATCAGTCGCATTCGTTATCTCGTCACTGCAGACGATCATGTGTTGTTTGATGATTGGGGACCGCTCAAGCGCTTCACATTCGTTCCCTACTTCCCGATGTTCCACGAAGGGACTGCTATCGGCATGGTAGAGAACATCCTCTCGCCGCAAGACATGCTCAACAAGACTCTCAGCCAGGAGTTGCATGTTGTGAACACCACAGCGAATAGCGGCTGGCAGATGGAGGAAGATCAGCTCGTCAACATGGAGAGCGAAGAGTTGGAGACTCGCGGCGCAGAGACCGGGCTCGTCCTGGTGCGTCGGAAGGGCACAGCGCCTCTAGAGAAGATCAATCCAAATCAGATCCCAACAGGACTTGACAGGTTGTCATTCAAAGCAGACGAGATGGTCAAGGAGTTGTCAGGCGCGTCTGACTCTAAGCGTGGCTTCGACCGCGCTGATGTTTCAGGCAAGGCTATCAAAGCAAAAAATCTCGCAGGCTCGGTCAACTTTGCCAAGGCTCTGTTTAACCTCGTGCAGACGCGGCATTTGGTTGCTGAAGCTGTCGTTGACATCGTGCAGGAGCACTACACTGAGGAACGGTTGTTTCGCGTAGCGCCCATGCAGTTAGGTGCTGATAGCGAAGAGATTCGTGTCAACGTACAGTCACCAGAGGGACGAGTCATCAATGACCTGACCCTTGGTGAGTATGACGTCGCGATCACTGATGTGCCGCTCACTGACACGTTCGAACAGAGTCAGTTCGACGAAGCTGTACAGCTGCGTGAATTGGGCATCGCTATTCCAGATCATGTGCTCATCGAGGCATCGAAGCTCTCGAAGAAGCAGGAGATTGCGCAAGCGCTCCGCGAGCAGAATGAAGGTAGTGATAGTGACCCGGCTGCACAAGAGCTGGCTCAGCTTGAGATCGAGCTTAAGAAAGCCGAGATCGAGACAAAGAAAGCAACTGCACAGAAGCAGCAGGCTGATGCCGCGTTGGCAATCGCTCAGGCGCAAGCTACACTCGCAGAGGCACAGCAGCTGGGTAATGCAGAGGGTGACCAACAGAAACTCCAGCTAGAGGCAGAAAAGGCCGCACTCGAAGCCGCACAGGGTGAGCGAGTTGCTAATCTCAACGAACAGAAACTCAAGACCGATATCGAGCTGACTCGTCGTAAAGGCGAGGAGGAGATTCGGTTGAACCGCATCAAAGCAGCGCAAGAATCACGCGCCGCAAACGAGAAAGAGAGGAGAGATAATGAAGCTGCAAAAGCTAAACTTGACAGTAAGAGTGAAAGTAAATGATGCAGGGTACTTTCCTGCCGTGGAAGTCGCTGACGTCCTCACAACTTTCGTTCGACATTTGCGGGAGGGTGCGTATAGTGCATCCCTCGAAACCAAAGGCACTCATCTACACGCAGCAGGCGCGGTCGATTGGGAGCTAGAAGAGGTAGAAGATGGCAAAGGTAAAGCTCCCGAAAACGGATAGCATGGCGGACTTCGAACTGAAGGACGACATGCGGACTCTGAAGAAAGCGAAGGAGATCATGAGTGATTCCAAGCGAATGGCTCGGGTCAAATCAATGGCGAGAGAAGAGGCTGGTGCTTTGATGGAAATCGCATCAGGCAAAGGTCTCCGTCGAATGAAGTAGAGGTAGAGAGAGATGGCTATTTTGAGACATGTGTTGAGAGAAGAGAACAAGGGCGACGGATCTGACAATCCGCCGAAGGTAGTAGCTGGTCCCGGCGAGACCCAGGACAGCATGCCGAAAGATCCCCCCGCTAAAGATCCAGACAAGGGCGATGCTGTTGGTGATGAAGCGGCCAAGGAAGCGGCCAAGAAGGCAGAGGAAGATGCTGCAAAGGCAGCAGCTGCAAAGGATGCCGGCGGCGACAAAACGGACAAGGACGGGGACACCGACCTCAAGATCTCCGTTCCGAAGGCGAGGATGGATGCTGCGCTAGTTCGTGCGCGTGAGGCAGAGGCGCGAGCCGATGCAGCAGAGCTGCGAGCAACTGAAGCTGAGCGGACCCCCGCGACTGCCAAAGCCGATGATGACGACGACACGCTAACGATTGCGCAGGCTGAGAAGCGCATCGGGGAGCTTGACGCTGAGATCGCGAAAGCGATGAAAGACGAAGATGATGAGGGCGGTGCCAAAGCTGCTGTCTTACTTCGTGAACAGCGCGAGTTATCGGAAGGCGTCAGGGATGCTAAACTGGAAGATGCAACTGTCGCACAGACAGCGCAGACTACGGAGTCCATCCAGTTCGACCGCGTGGTCACTGACCTGGAGGGACGTATCCCGATCCTCGACGAGAAGCATGACGACTTCGACAAAGACCTGACCGACGAAGTAGTCGAACTCGCTCGCGCACTACACAGACAAGGTGGCCGCTCTCAAGGAGATGCGATGATCTTGGCAGTGGATTATATGTCCACTAAATTGGGCCTCGATGGAACTGACACGGTGAAAGAGGTCAAAAAGAAAGAGACCGACATCGCGGGTAACGTCGACAAGGCAAAGAAGCTGCCGCCCGATTTGGCCGCTTCAAAGGCCGGATCGGACTCCGATAAGGCTGGGGTCACAGCGGATAGCAAGCGGGCGATGGATATGTCGCCTGAAGAGTTTGAGGCCCTTTCTGGCAATCCGGAGGAAATGTCCCGGTTGCGGGGCGATTTCGTTACATGATAGTCTCTCGACATTCGGGTGGCGTACGATATGAAGCCCGTGCTCAGCACACGCTAAAGAGCTGCTTTCCGGCCTCCGACACGACAGTTCGGAACACTGTATCTATCTTGTGTATCAGGACTTAGGAGGTCCATCAAAATGGCTCTTACCAATTTCGCTGCTCTCACAGACGAGCAGAAAACGATTTGGGCCAAGGATACCTGGAAGAACGCCCGTAACGCTGCCTTTCTGAACAAGTTCTTAGGCGACGGTCCCAACTCGATGATCCAGCGGATCTCCGAGTTGAAGAAGACCGAGAAAGGCGCACGCGCTGTCATTACCCTGGTCAAGGACCTGGAAGGTGATGGTGTTGCGGGAGATCGAACCCTCGAAGGCAATGAGGAAGAGATCCAGTCGTTCGATCAGGTCATCCAAGTCGACCAACTGCGTCACGCCAACCGACACGAAGGCCGCATTGCGGATCAGCGTTCGGTTGTGGAGTTCAGAGAGAACTCTCGCGACGTACTGGCCTACTGGCTCGCTGACCGACTCGACCAAATGGCGTTCTTGGCGCTCACTGGCGTTTCCTTCACTCTCAAGAACGACGGCTCCCCGCGAACGGGTAGTGATCTGCCGTTCCTGGAGTGGGCGGCTGACGTCACGGCTCCGACTACGCTTCGTCATCGCAACTGGGTTGACGCATCCGACTCACTCGTCCCCGGCGATACCGCTACGGTAGTCGCTGCCGACGTGCCGTCTTGGCGCATGCTTGTCAAGATGAAGGCGTTTGCGAAAATTCAGTTCATTCGGCCCATCCGGGGCGAAGGTCCTTTCTCGGGGCAGGTCATGTACAACGTGTTCATGCACCCCGATGCAATCGCGATCCTCAAGTTGGATCCGGACTTTCTCGCCGCATGGCGCAACGCGATGCCTCGTTCGACAAGCAACATCTTGTTTCGCGATGCAGACGTGTACTTTGTGGATGGTCTCGCAATTCGCGAGTTCTTCCATGTGTTCAACACCCTTGGCGCTGCGGGTGGTAGCAAGTTCGGATCTGGCGGAAACGTCGAAGGTTCCAGCACGCTGCTCTGCGGTTCCCAAGCCCTCGGCTTCGCTGACATTGGCGATCCCTACTGGGTGGAGAAAGGGTTTGACTACGAGAACGAGCAAGGTATCTCGTTGGGCAAAATGTGCGGCATGAAGAAGCCTGTCTTCCGAAGCCACGCGTCGGGTACCAACGAAGACTTCGCAGTTCTTCGCGTCAATCACGCAATCTAACGGAGGCTGATCATGGAAATTCTGAAAGACCAAGGTCGGCAATACTCCCTTTGGGCATCTGCGAACATCGGCTTTGCTGATGGACTCACTGTCGCGCAAGCAATCGGTACAGGGATTCAAGATCTTCTGGATCTTCCTGCGGGCGCGGAAGTGGTTGGTGGCTCAATTACCGTGACTGAGGTATGGGATCAGGGCACAACCGCTGTGCTTGATATCGGAGACGTAGACGATCCTGATCGTTACACGTCTTCGCCTGTCGATCTCAAAAGCCTCGGGCGAACGGCTCTTACTCTGGATGGTAAAGTGACCACAGGGGAAGAGACGGTCGACGTCGATCCCGTTCTTGTCGGGGCCGATTCCACGCAGGGAGCGGCGACCATTCGAGTCGAGTACGTCATCAACGATCGAGCCCATGAGAACCAGGGCCTGAACGTGGCGGATTACGGATCGAAGAATGCGCCTGAGACCGGCTAACCCCTTTGGGGAACGAAGCGGGGACTGGGGTACTTACGTGCCCCGGTCCCTTTTTTATTTGTGTTTGAGAGGAAAGAGAGATGCCTAAAGAGAGAGTGAACTTGCCCGCCCCCGTATTTCCCGCAGTCGTGCGTGGAATGACGTGGGTGGAATCAAACCGAAATATTACCCTGAACACTACGAAGGGACACTGCGTTTTCTTCTTGCGCGGTCGAAAGCAGCTGTGCCCCAACGTCATACTCGAAGATGCGATGGCAGTTGGAATCCTTCCCGTCGAAAGGGACCGTGTGTCGGATGACGACGACGATGGGATTCTGCCAGTCGAGATCACGGGTAGCGCACGTATCAGTCAGATTCGTGACTGTGTCGAGGCACTGATCAGGCGCAACGGACGAACTGACTTTACTGCCAGCGGCCTACCGAATCTCAAAGTGGTCAACCGTACTCTCGGGTACGATGTCGATCTCAGCGAGGTAACGAAGGTGTGGGCCAAGATCCAACAGGAGAACGCTGATTCTCGCAATGATCCTTCAAAGGTCATCGAGAGCGCTGCTCCCGTTCGCCCCTCTGATCCGGAGGAGTTCGTGAAAGCACTCGATGATATCGTTCGCTCAGTCTTCGAGACTGGAAGCGAGGATGACTTCACTGGATCCGGCGCACCACAGGTGCGGTCTATCGTCAACCGATCTGGTTACGATGTGACAGCAGCCGAACGCGATGCGGCCCATAAGCGCTATCAAGCTGCGCAGAAAGGGCAACCAGCAGAGTAGGTAACGTAAATGTCACTCACACCCGAAGATCTTAAAGACAGGTTCCGCAGAGAAGTCGATGACATAAACGGTGGTAGTCAAGGTGAAGACTACCTCTGGTCTGATGATGACGTCTTCGGATACATGGAAGTGGCGCAGAGAAAGTTCGTACGACGAACACATTTTCTGCGGAAGGGTTCCCCTGCGGTCGATATAACAGATCTGACCACACTGGCCTTCACTGCTTCGGGTGCGAGTGGCTTTTTACCGATCAGTACCAAGATCATTCGTATCTTGAACGCAAGGATGCGAGACACTTCAAACTCGAATTCAGATCCACTAGAGATCATGCCTTTCGAGGAACTCAACGAGGGGTTCTTCACGCGTGACTATGGCGCTGTGTTCGTAGGAAACTGGCAGGATAAGATTGGAAACGCACGTATCCTTGCTCCGAACTTCACAGAGAACTTCGTACGCATTGTCCCGATCCCTGCACAAGACGACACCGTTGAGTTGATCGTTGAACATCTTCCGCTTAACACTGTGACGTGTGATAGCGCTACGCTCGACGTCACAGAACTCGAAGATCAGCTAATCATCATGGACTACATGCGCTCTCTTGCTTTCTTGAAGCAGGACGCGGATACCTACGATCCAGAGCTGTCTGCCAAGTTCGGACGTCTGTTTGACAGTGCAGCTGATGAGCGACGTCGTGAGATCAAGCGTACGCGCTTCCGCGCTCGTAGTACGCGCTACGGAGGCATACCCTTCTAATGGCGCTCAAGAACACCACAGCGAACAGACCGAGAGATGCGAAGCTTGAGATCAAGGGACTTCGTACGCAAGACGAAGACTTTGAGGTTGGCTTCGATGGAATGGTCCTCGCTAACAACGTCGACCTGACGCGCAAGAATAGCATCGAGCGCCGCCCTGGTCGCGTTGACACTTCGTACGTTCCTGCAGGAACGATACACAGTGCATGGGCTGACAAGCAGCTCTTTCTTTTTCAGGAGGGCACGTCGCTCAAACGCTTTCGCTCTGCGACTGACGTTGAGACGCTGCGCACCGGCTTAACGATAGGAGATAAGATCAGTGCCTACAGAATTGGAAACCAAGTCTACTGGAGCAACGGATTTGAAACTGGAGTCGTGGAGCCAAACGGTAACCTTCGTGATTTCGGAGTACCCGTCCCTTCCCGCTTGGAAGGTGCGCCAACTACAGGAAACCTTGGAGAAGGCCGCTACTCGTATGTTTTCACAAATGTTGAGTCAGATGGCCGCGAGTCCGGAAGCCCTCTACCAAGAACCGTTGACGTTGGAGAAAATGAAGGCTTTCTCTTCACATTCTCTGCGGGGCTCACGAAGCGCTTCTGGATCACTGAAGCTAACGGCGACACCCTATATCTCGCAGATGAAATTTTTGCAGGGGAGACGGGCTTCTCTTATCGTAATGGACGACCTCGTACAAGCATAGTGCTCGACCGTCAATTGATGTCCGCCCCGGAGGCATGGCACGAGATTGACTGGTTCCGCGCTAGTTTACTCTTCGCCCGAAATAACAACTTAGAGTGGACAAATGAGTTCGATTATGAACTCAGAGACCTCGCCAAAGGGTACATGCCCTTCGGGGAACGGATCCACATCATTGGTGGTCTCAGAGATGGGTTTTACATCGGGACGGAGACAAAGCATTATTGGCTGACCGGGAGCGACATGATGAACCTGTCCCTGACCGAAGCTGCAGATTACGGAGCGATCCCAGGCACGAAGGTCCATATCAACGGCTCAGTCGTTGGTACCGGCGAGGCCACTGAGAGGATCCCGGTATGGGCTACTCAGGCGGGCATCGTGATAGGGCTCCCAGGCGGAACCTTGAGAAACGTCCACGAGCGTGTGGTAGACTTCTCAGCCAATTCAGTGGATGGTACAGCGCTCTACAGACGAGCGAACAAGCAGAACCACTACATCGCAGTGGTAAACGGAGGCTAAGACAATGGCACTAAGATTGACGGACGGACTGCGGAATCACATCCTGCAGGTTAGCTCGGTGGAGGCTGCGCTTACTCTCGGGTTTCTCATGATCTACAGCGGGTCTCAACCCGCAAGCGCAAATGACGCCGCGACCGGAGTTCGTCTCGCGACGATTGCTGTCGACGGTGGTGCAATCGGACTTACGTTCGATGCGATTGTTGTAGCGGGTACGTTGCCCAAAGCTGCGGCAGAAGTGTGGAACGGGACAGCTGGTGCAACAGGCACGGCTGGCTGGTTCCGTTTTCATGAACTGGACACAAACAAAGCGACTACGGAAGCAAGTGCTGACGCAGGCG